GATCTACTTCAGCACCTACACCGCAAACGCCGATCGATGTGAGATGGGAACTGGCAGGGTCTACGGCATCAGGTTCGATGACTGCTCACCGGGACTCGACACTGATGGTGATGGAGAGGCTACGTCGGTAGACACTCCGTATGTAGAGCAGGAAGGATACGTCTCTGGCGTGACGGTGACTTCTTATGGGACAGTCCTGTATGGCTCAGCCAATCCGACTACTGACGAGTCCGTGGTTGAGGTCATCAGGGTTGCGACCGATCCTTTCATGGGAACCGCAGCGGTTGCGTGGATGGAGATCTATTGATCTATTTTACCTGATCACCTGTCCGTGTGTTGCAAAGAAGACAACGTGCTCGGTGAAGGCAAAGTAGGTCTGCTACCGATCGTAATACTTACACCCTGCGTGATCTTATACACGCAAGGAAAGCATACAACAGTAATATCCCCAACGGGAATGGAGCAAGTGCAAATGCTGAAGTTCATCATGATTATTGGCGCTCTTTTCTTCCTCGGTCTTGTCGGATGTACCGGCGGTGACGAGGACAGTGCCAAGGACACTGCGGCCGATTCGGCCGCTGAGTAACAACAGAGGACAACATGGATCTCATCAAGAATAACAAGGTCGTGGCCGCAATCCTTGCGGCTCTCATCGCTGGTCTCACCGCTTTCTACACCGGTCTCTTCGGTGGAGAGAAGGAGGAGGCACCCGCCGTCGAGGAGCAGAAGGTCGAGGAGACGGCTCCTGCCGCTCCGGCCCCCACCGATGCAACTGCACCCACCGCTCCGGTGGTCGAGGTTGCTCCTGCAACCGAGGCCGCTCATACTGCCGCCGCCACTGCGACTCCTGTAGTGAGTGAGACGAAGTAAAACAAAACTCGAAAGAGTTGAACACTTGCTCCCAAGAGACAACAATCTCTTGGGAGCAAGAGTCTTTTATGACACAGACTGCCGGTAATCGATACGAGATCATCTACTGCGATCCCCCTTGGGACTACAAGGGACAGACGCAACATGCCGGAGGCGGCGGTGGTTCGACAGGAGGAGCAGTTTCACACTACGGAACACTCACGCTCGAACAGCTGAAGCGTATCGACATCCGAGCGATAGCGAGTCAGGATTGTCTCCTCTTCCTGTGGGCAACTTCTCCGCATCTCGACCAGGCAATAGCGCTGATGAAGTCCTGGGGCTTCTCCTGGGCAACAGTCGGTTTTGTCTGGGACAAACAGAGGGTCAATCCCGGCTTCTACACGATGTCCCAGGTCGAGCTATGTCTCATCGGAAAGATGGGGAAGATTCCGCGGCCCCGCGGAGCACGTAACGTGAGACAGTTCCTCTCCGAGATGCGGGGTGACCACTCTGCGAAACCTGCAGAGGTGAGGAGCAGGATTGATCTCATGTTTCCCACTCAGAAAAAGATTGAATTGTTTGCTCGCGAGAAGGCCCCAGGCTGGCACGCCTGGGGCGAAGAGATAGATAATGACGTTGAGCTCTCAGGACTTCCACCGAAGCCCAGTGACGCTCAAGGGGAAATTACCGACACCCCTTCTTTATAAGACCACAATGTCGGTACGGGGTGAGACGCGTGACAACGCGTTTCGTGATAAATGTGGGGAGAAGACCAGAGAATACTCCCTCGGCCGGTTCTCCGCGGTACTGGGCGTCTTGGGTTGGTTCTGGTAACCAGACATTTTGGCCAGGTGAAAGAGGTGAGACCCACGAGCCTCAAGTAACCACCCTCTTCCAGGTGATGAAGTGAAATCGAGCTTCTGGCGTTCTTACGAGCCCGGTGAGATTGAGAGGCTTCGACTCCTCCTCGAAATGACGTACGTCGAGCTTGGAATGGTTCCACCGAGTCACTACCCCTGGGATGACCGGGGGAGCCTCCAGCGTTGCCTTGAGTCACTTGAACCCGAGGCTCGAAGACGCGCATGTCGGAAATTTCGAAAGTTTGTTAGGAAAGTGAGGCGAAAGGGTTGGAAGAACCCTGGTTTCCACACGAAACAGAGAGCCGTGAAGTACAAGATTGAGTTCGAATATGTCAACAGGTGTCCTTCGGATAACGACGAATGATCCGCGATATTGAGCGCTGGAAGTCAAAGATTGAGGGTGAAGAGAAGATGTCTCTCAGGCTCCTGATCATCTTTGTGCTTGCTCTACTCACGAACATTGTGGGATGCGCTTTTGGGTACGCGACCGCTCACAGGATGATTGAATGGGTCGTGTCTCTTGGGTTTGTGCTGCCCATCATCAACTTCACTATATCGCTTCTCTTCCTCGAGGCGAAGACTCTGCGAGAGAGGCTCTACATCATGCTGATCAACTCGGTTGCCCTCGCTGTCGGTGGGGGCATAGTTACGCTCTACTTCATTTGAAGTATAGTTACATTTCCGTCGCGGTCCTATTCCGTTGACGGCTTAACAACGGAGAATGATGCTGCACCTGCACTTCGTGCTCCTCCTGCTCCTCACGTCCGTCATCGGACCAGAGCCGGAGGTCACGCAACACTACAGGAAAGGTCTAGTCTGTGATGACATAGTGACCGAGATTGAGAACAGAGAAGTTGCCTGCGAAATTGAGCAGGCTTTCAGGGAAGAAGGTTTCAAGGATCCCCTAATCAGGGCCGCGCTGTTGAACTCATACGCAGAGAGCAAGTTCAACCCGAAGGCAGTGGGCGACAACGGGAACTCCAAGGGAGTCTTCCAGCTCAACAGGAAGGGGCTCGGAAGTAGGATGACTGATAAAGAAAAACATGACGTGCGTTCGTCCGTCCGGAGGGTAGCAATTGCAGTACGGAAATCCCCCAAGCTCACCAAGGCAATCGAAGACGGTGAAGGATCCAAGAAGCTCACAGAGCTCTTCTGCACCGAGATCATGCGACCAAGTCACAAGTTTGAGAAAGCCAGGGCAAGGGGACAGATGGGCAAGGAGCTCTTTCGGACCCCTGCCGCCGAGCGCGGATTCAGCGAAGGGAGAAGCAAGTCTTAGGAAAGTCTCTCGAAAAGTAGGGGAGACAGTCTACGTGAGGACTTACGCTGGTCCTATCGTGAGAGTGAAAATTGTCGAGGTCACGGAGGGCGGTTTCAGGGGAACAGTGAACCCTGATGACGACAAGTGGGTCTACCTCGCAGGCTCCCCGGAGTGTCCACCAGGTTACGTAAGCTCTTTCCATGAGCACCTTGTCGTGGGGAGAGAGGACTACGAGAAGGAGGACCCGTCACGGTGGGTCTCGAGGATTGAGAAGAAGCAGAAGAAAAAGTGATCCCTATATGTTCACTGTCAAAAACGGTGATTACTATTACGGCACGGGAATGGAAACCCGTCTACCAGGAGAGCAAAGTAACATGTTCAACATCACCAATCGCAATTCCAGCAACACCTTCGATATCTTCCTCGAGGACTTTATCGGTCGCGGCGGGCGCAATTACGGTTCCACCCAGCCGCGTGCCAACATTGACGAGACCGACAAGGGCTACTCCATCACCGTGGAGATGCCTGGACTCAGCCGGTCCGACATCGAGGTGAGTCTTGAGAATGACTACCTCACCGTCTCCGGCACACGTGAGAATGGCAAGAACAAGACTCACTACACTCGCTCCTGGTCTCTCGGTGATAATGTCACTCAGGAGGGAATCTCGGCCCGATACGATGCCGGTATCCTCTACGTCGAGGTTCCCATGACGAAGTCCAAGAAGCGGATCATCTCCGTAGAGTAATCTTCACTTCATTCAACGAGGCCACGGGGGTTACATTGACTCCGTGGCCTCTATCCTTTTAAGATGCTGCTACATGAATTCCCCGACGGCTACGCCATCCAGGGAGACTGCACATCTCCGGAGGTCCTTGACTTTGTCCGTGATCACTGCGGTCTCCTGAAACTCATTGTCACCGATCCACCCTACGGTAACCTCGTCAGTGAGGAATGGGACAAGTGGGACGGTGACCAGAAGTCATTCGCAGACTGGATGATCGGTTGGTCCAATAGGTTCGGTGAACTCGTGGTGGATCGAGGCGCCATGTACGTGTGGGGAGGGTATGGGAAACCCGGTTTCCGTCCCCTCTTCGAGTACGTCTCACGCCTGGAGTCAGAGACCCCCTGGCGGATGTCCAACATCATCACCTGGTCCAAGAAGAGGGCATATGGGGTCCAACACAACTACCTCCAGACACGCGAGGACCTGCTGTACCTCGTGAAGGGCGATATAAAGAAGCCTACCACTTTCAACGTGCCTTACCTGGATGAAAAGCGGGGTTACTCGGGGTACACTCCGAAACCGGGAAAGAAAGCGTATGTCTGTAAGTCCGAGTACTACCGCCGGACGAATGTCTGGATGGACGTCACGGAACTCATGCAGGGGAAGGTCCATCCCACCCAGAAGCCCGTGAGAGTGATGGGGATTCCTATCGAGACAAACACAGACGCTGGAGATTGGGTCTTCGATCCTTTTGCCGGATCCATGACCACAGCGTGGGCCGCGAGGAAGCTGGGTCGGAAGTGGGTCTGCGTGGAGAGGGACGAGGAGATCTTCTGGCAGGCGTGTGAGGCACTTCGCGGTGGCGAGAGAAAGCGCTGAATAGTTATGAAGATGGAAAGACTTCTTAGAGATTGCGTGCGTAAGTTCCTCATGGAAGAGATCGGTAGAGACCTCGAGACAACAATGGACTCGATGCACACGTGGAGGAACCTTCCCGGTGTCCACGTGACTGTCACCCCTGATCCGAGTCACAACGGATGGATAGTGAACATCGAGGACGACAACGGCAAGAGCACCTCGAAATTCTTCAAGGAAGAGACCGAGGCGAACCACTACGCAAGGCAGAAAGCGGGTGACATGTACCGGAAGAAAGTTGACAGCGGTGAGATAAAGTCCGTGCCTGATTTTGGTCCGATGGGAAAGGGAAGCCGAGGGGGTTGAACTTACTGAATTCACCTGTTAGTATTCGATAGGTGGAAAATGAAACGCAGGAATACAAAGACACCGAGAGACTTTTCCAAGTCGGAAGGAGTCACCTGCGCTCCTCCAGCGCAGAAAGAAACTCTCCCCGAGTTTGACGGGTTCAAGCCAGGAGACACAGTCTATTACAACACTTCACTCACAGCAGTGAAGTACTCTACAGGAACCCTGAAAGAGATATTTGTCCAGAGTTCAGGTTCAATTGCTTTCTCGATATGGGACACTGACCGTCAGATGTGGCGAACTTTCCTCCATGAACGTGTGTTTAAGGAGAAGCCGCATGTTCCGCGGAAGAGGCTAAATTAGACATGAGGGGAGAAGCTTTCTGGAGAAAGTCCCAGTTCCCTGCGGGTAGAGCAGGGGTCCTGTATCAGGACGGTGGGTTCGATTCCCACCTCCCCTCTCCTTTCGGTGAAACATGAGACTACTCAGCTACCTGAGCTTGATGTTCTCAATGTTTCTTGACTTCCTCTATGCGCCTCTTGTCAGGGCACATATGAGGGAAGTTGTCTTGCGAGCCCCGGTGATACCGGGTCAGATATGGGTCATGCCCGGACTCGGTGATGTGAGAGTTGTCGGCATCACTGACTACCACGTGAGGTACAAGGTCGAGTCCGACCCATTCAGCGATGAGTACACTTGTCCGAGGAAGGATTTCGTTCTTCACTCTATGAAGAGAGACGAAGAGGCTCCCAAAGAAAGCAAACTCGGTCTTGTCATTCCCTTCAACAAGAAAGAAAAGGAAACTGAATGAGCTACGATTATGCGAGTCTATTCCCGTTCGGCGAGGTCCGCGAGGCCCAGGCGAGGGCAATTGACTTTGCACTTGACGCTTTCACCAGTGGTAAGCGTTTCGTGGTCCTCGAGGCAGGAACCGGTGTCGGTAAGTCAGCAATCGGTCTCACGATTGCTCGGTGGCTCGACAAGAATCTGTCGGAGGCTCAGGACTCTGGTTACTCTCGCGGAGCGTACTTCCTCACCACTCAGAAGATCTTGCAGGAGCAATACATCCGAGACTTTGGACAGGAGGACGACGGCATGCGACAAGTGATGTCGTCCACCAACTACCAGTGCAAGTTCCACAAGAAACAGACCTGCGCAGAGTCTCTCCGGCAGTTGAAGCTGGAGCAGGACAAGTCCACGAAATTTGCAAAGAACTGCACATACCACTGCACTTACAAGGAAGAGAAGCGCAAGTTCCTCGAGTCCCGTGAGTCTGTCACGAACTTCAGCTACTTCCTCGCAGAGACAAACTACGCGGGGAAGCTTGTTCCACGCAGCCTGCTGGTTGTTGACGAGGCCCACAACACGGACACCGAGCTCTGCGGTTTCATCGAGATCACGATGTCCGAGCGCTTTGCGAAGCAGGCCCTGAAGATTGACATGCCTGACATCACCACCCAGAAGCAGGCGTGGCGGTGGATTGCCGAGGAATATGAGCCTCGCTTGAAGGCTCATGTGAAGCACTACGAGGGCCTCATCGAGAAGTTCAACCTCGGTGAGAAGCTGAAGAGTGAGTTTGAGCACATCTCAAAGCAGTACGAGATGCTCGACAAGCACATCTGCAAGGTCCACCGCTTCATGCAGCTGTACGATGAGGAGAACTGGGTCTTCAACCTTGCAGAGGGAGAGGGACAGTCAATGCGGAAGCTCGAGTTCAAGCCTATTGACGTTTCCGGTTATGCGGACGCAATCCTTTTCAAGAACGGTCGACGAGTCCTCATGATGTCTGCGACCATTCTCAACAAGGAAGGATTCTGTAAGACTCTCGGAATTACCGAGGAAGACTGCGTGTTCATCTCGATCCCTTCTCCGTTCCCACCCGAGAATCATCCGATCTTTGCGTATCCGATCGCGAAGATGTCCGCCGGTACGATCGACCAGGACCTACCGAAACTTGCGCAGGCTGTGAAAGCGATCCTCGACCAGCATCCGAATGACAAAGGCATTGTGCACTGTCACTCCTATAAGATTTTGAACTTCTTGAAAAACAACGTCAAGTCTAGTCGAATCATCACTCACGGAAGCGAGGACCGCATCCAGAAATTGCAGGAGCACATGTCGTCCTCGAAACCGACGGTCCTGCTATCTCCGTCAATGCAGGAGGGCGTTGACCTCAAGGACGAACTCTCTCGTTTCCAGATCATCTGTAAGGTACCATACCCGTACCTCGGTGACAAGATCGTGAAGAAGCGGATGCACCGCTGGCCCTGGTGGTACCCTCTACAGACAGCAAAGACGGTCGTCCAGTCCATCGGTCGATCCGTGAGAAGCCAGAACGATCACGCGGTGAGTTACATCCTTGACGCAGACTGGGGTCGATTCTATGATAAGAACAGCGATCTCTTCCCAGAGACATTCCGTAAGTCTCTGAAGAGCTGAGGCTTTCCGCGTGGACAGACTGAATAAATTATGATATGAGTGAGATATTCAAGTCTGTCGAGGACCTCCGCACCCAAGCGGACATCTATAACGAGAAGCTGATTGTCACCTCAGGTGGTTTTGACCCAATGCATGTGGGTCACCTGAGGTGCATCCTTGCGTCTGTCGAGCTTGCAGTGAAGCTCGGCAAGAAGCATCGCGTTGCCGTGATCGTGAACGGTGACGGGTTCCTGATGCGCAAGAAAGGGTACGCTTTCATGCCTCTTGCAGAGAGGATGGAGATTATCGCAGGAGTCGCTGGCGTTGACTACGTTGTCCCCTGGGATGACGGATCTCAGACGGTGGTCGGGGCAATTAGCGTCCTGAAGCCGGTCATCTTCACAAAGGGCGGAGACAGGGACTCTGCCACAAACGTTCCTGAGTTCGAGGTCTGTGAGGGTCTCGGAGGAAAGGTGCTTTTCGGAGTCGGTGGGGGCAAGATCCAGTCCTCGTCAGAGCTCGTTGCGGCAATAAAGAATGTCTAGACTCGGAACAGTGAAGGTCATAGTCCCAAAGGAACTCTCTTTCAGCGGAGAGAGGAAGGCTCAGTTGAAAGAATTTCTTTCCTACTGCGTCAGGATTCTCAGGTTTGCAGACGACTATGTCGGTGAACTTGCAACTGAAAGAGAGACTCACGGGATAGAGACAACTGCAATCTGCTACTACGGAAAGAAGAGATTCTACGTGTACGCAAAGGGCAGAGCGTTTGTCGACATTCTTCGCTCCATAGCTCATGAGCTTGTCCACCTGAGCCAGTTCGAGAAGGGGCTTCTCGACTTCGAAAAGTCGAACATTCACTTTGCGTCCGACACGGAAGACGAAGCAAACAAAACAGCTGGACAGCTCGTAAACGCTTTCACCGCCGTTGTAGGATATGACAAGATCTACGAAGGAAAGAATGCGAATCGTGCAAAAACCTTGGGGCCACGAAGAAATCTGGGCTGAGACACCGAGTTATCTTGGCAAGATCCTGTTCATCAAGAGCGGTCACCGTCTCAGTCGTCAGTATCACAGGGTGAAGGAAGAGACGGTGAGAGTGCTCTCCGGACTTGTCACGATAGAGGTCGGTGAGGGGCCTGGTTGGCATGCGAAATACTGTGAGGGATCAACATTCCACGTGAATCCTGGCACAGTCCACAGATTCTGCGCTTATGACGGTGATGTGCAACTTCTGGAGGTCTCTACTCCTGAGATCGATGACGTTGTGAGACTTGACGACGATTATTCTCGGTGAGCATGTTACTGCTCCACTGCTGTTGGATATTTTAACGTATGAGGAAGAATCGAGCAGCAGGATTCGTGGTAGTGTCTTCGGACCTACGGAGTATCCTTGTCCTCAAGAGAGACGGGGTGGGAGATCTCCCGAAAGGCGTCATCGAGATCGGCGAAGGATCACTTGAGGGCGCTCTCAGGGAGTGCTATGAGGAAGCTGGTATCTTGATAGGAAAAGACTCTATCATCTCTCGCTCTCCTTATGACTGTAACAAGGTAGATTTTTACGTCGCCGTGCAGGACGGCGATCCCGTTATCAGACCGAACCCAAAGTCTGGTATCATCGAGCACGAGTGGTGCGGTTGGCTCACTTGGAGAGAAGCAGATGAAATTCTCTCCCCGTACCTCAAGCCTGCAGCGCGGTACGCGAAGGCTCTCTGCAACATAGTGACGGAGGACTGATGTCGATATTTCGCGAGCACAAGACAAACGCTGATCGATCGGTTTCCGACAGGTCGCGACACAAGCAGAAGATTGAGAAGGCAATCAAGGACGGGATCACCGACATTGTTGCCGAAGAGTCGATCATCGGGCAGGACGGAAAGAAGAAGGTCCGGATCCCAGTGAAAGGAATCAAGGAATGGCAGTTTGTCTACGGGGACAATGAGGGGAAGAAGCAGGCCGGCTCTGCTCCTGGTGCCGACATCCAGAAGGGCCAAGTTGTCAGAAAAGGACAGCAGCAGGGCCAGGGTTCCGGTAACAAGGCGGGTAACGAAAAGGGAGACGAGTTCTACGAGGTGGAGATCACACTCGAGGAGCTCGCAGAGTATCTGTTCAACTCCCTGAACCTCCCTGACCTGGAGCGAAAGAAGCTTCGGACTGTCCTTGAAGAGAAGCCTCGAAGGCACGGAATACGCCCCCAGGGAATCCCTCCCCGCCTCGACAAGAGAGAGTCTGCAGTTCAGAGAATTAAGAGGCTCTCTGCCGCAAGAAGAGCAGGCACTGTTGAGGTCGACGAGAATGGAGACGAGGTCTTTCCGTTCCATGATAACGACCTCCGATACCACCACATCAAGGCCCGACCGAAGGAGGCGACAAATGCCGTCATCTTCTTCATGATGGACGTCTCCGGCTCAATGTCCCAGGAGATCAAGTTCATCGCGAGGTCATTCTATTTCCTCCTCTACCAGTTCATCCGTCACAAGTACGAGAAAGTGGAGATTGTCTTCATCGGTCACACGACCGAGGCTTTTGAGACGGACGAGGACTCGTTCTTCAAGAGAGGCTCTTCCGGTGGAACTCATGTCTCCTCCGCCCCGGATCTTGCGATAGAAATTGCGCACCAGAGGTACCACCCCTCCGCGTGGAATGTCTACGCATTCCACTGCACAGACGGTGACAACTGGCAGGAGGACAATGCGAAAGCTTTTGACAAGTACCGAGACCTCTGCTCAATATCTCAGATGGTCGGGTACTGTGAGATCAAGCCGAAAGGATCATCTCCTGCCTGGGACAAGGGCGGAGAGTCCGCTCTGATGAGTGACCTGAAGGCACTTGAGCCGACTCTTCGCACATCGTTGCTAACCGGTAAGGAATCGGTCTGGCCGACATTCCTGAAATTCTTCGGAGGTGAAATTTGAGCGACTACCTTCTGACCGACCTCGAAGAGTGGGACGAGAAGATCTGTGAGATTGCAAAGAATCACGGTCTTGACTGGTACCCAATAGCCTACGAGACCGTCAACTACCACGAGATGATCGGGGCAATGGCATACCACGGGCTTCCCTCTCACTACGCTCACTGGTCGTACGGCAAGACGTTCGAGAGGACGCACTTCATGTACAACGCAGGAGCAGAAGGACTACCCTACGAGCTCATCATCAACTCGGACCCATCGATTGCTTACCTGATGCTGGAGAACCCGCTCTACCTGCAGGTCCTCATCATGGCACACTGTGTCGGCCACAGCGACTTCTTCAAGAACAACAGGACTTTCAAAGACACCTCTGCAGAGACTGTCACCATGCGTTTCAGGAACGCGAGGAAAAGGATCCAGGGATACATTGAGGACCCCTCGATTGGAATTGAAGCGGTGGAGAAGGTCATAGACGCCTGTCATGCAGTGAACTACCAGGTTGACAGGCGAGGAAGGACTCGTCATTCAGAGAAAGATCTTCGCAAGAAGTACATGAAGCTTGTCAACGAGGACAAGACCGGTGAGTGGAAGGGCTTTGACCTCGAAAGCGTCCCGCTTGAGCCTGAGTACGACATTATGCAGTTCGTGCTTGACCACAATCACAAGCTAACTGACTGGCAGAGAGACATCATCTCGATAGTGCATGACGAGTCACTGTACTTCTGGCCGCAGATACGTACAAAGGTGATGAATGAGGGGTGGGCAAGTTTCTGGCACTACAAAATACTCCATGATCTTGAACTACCTGACTCAATGCACATACCCTTCCTGAAGACTCACAGCCTCGTGCTGAGACCGTGGGGGCTGAAGATCAACCCGTACCATCTCGGTTTTGAGATGTTCAAGGACATTGAGAAGAGGCTCGGCATCGAGGAGTGTTTCATTGCAAGGGAAGTCTGCAATGACGAGAACTTCATCATGCAGTATCTCACCGAGGAGAAGGCAAGGGAGCTCAACCTCTTCACCTTCAGCCCCAAGGGCAAGAAGAACCCTGACTGGACGATTGACGAGATTGTCGAGGACGAGGAGAGTTGGAGAGAAGTCAGGGCTGCAGTTATCGACGGCATTGCAGGGAATATGATCCCAGTTATCTATGTCGATGAGATGAAGGGTGACACCCTCATCCTGAAGCATGAACACGATGGCAGAGACCTTGAGCTTGACTATGCAGAAAACTGTGTCAAGCTTTTGTCTAATATCTGGCATGGCGAGGTGAAACTCTTCACCGAGCTTGAAGACGAAATGTTTGAGATCTCGTAGGAGGACGGATGGACTTTCTAGACATTATCAAGAAGCAGAGAGTCGACTCTCAGAAAGACGCGTGGAAGGGCAGCTTCATTGAATACCTTGAGGTCCTCCAGAAGAACCCCGAGACGGTGAAACTTGCTGCAAAGAGGCTTGTTGACGCTGTGGAGTCTTACGGAGTGGAGAGGCTTGATGAGGCCGACCCACGTTGCCGCAAGCTGTTTGACAGTGACAAGCTGAAGATTTATGACTACTTCAGGGACGACTTTTACGGTCATGAGCGAGTGATTGCGAAGCTCATGCGGTTCCTGAAGTCCGCGTCTCTGAAGGGAGAGGAGAGCCGACAGGTGCTCCTCCTCATGGGACCTGTCGGTTCAGGCAAGTCTGCACTCGCTGACGCGATAAAGAAGGCACTCGAGAAGGCAGCAGAGCCGGTCTACCACCTCGAGGGCTGCCCTATCCGTGAGGAGCCCCTGCATCTCCTTCCGCGTTCGCTCAGAGACGAGTTTGAGAAGATCATCGGCGTTCACATAGAGGGTGACCTTTGTCCGGTCTGTCGTTACCGATTGATGAATGAGTTCGGCGGTGAATACGAGAAGTTTCCAGTCGTCCGTTCTTCATTCTCTCAGCGAGGACGTCGAGGAATTGCGGTGGTCCCTCCAATGGACGCCAACTCCCAGGACGTCTCGGCGCTCATCGGTTCCGAGGACATCTCGAAGCTTGACAAGTACTCCGAGGACGATCCTCGAGTCCTTAACCTCAACGGTGCCTTCAACGTCGGCAACCGCGGAGTCGTGGAGTTCGTTGAGATCTTCAAGAACGAGATCGAGTTCCTGCACACAATCCTCACGGCAACCCAAGAGAAGAACGTTCCGACTCCGGGCAAGAACTCGATGCTCTACTTCGACGGTGTCATCATCTCACACTGCAACGAGGCTGAGTGGAATCGATTCAAGTCTGAACACACCAACGAGGCCATTCTCGACCGTGTCGTGAAGATTGAGGTCCCATACGTTCTCGAGCTCACCCAGGAGATGAAGATCTACGAGAAGATGATCCGCAAGTCGGACTTCAGATTCCACCTTGCTCCTCACACCATCAAGGTTGCGGCAATGTTCTCGGTGATGAGCCGCCTCAAGGGCTCCCAGAAGTGTGACCTCCTCACCAAGATGAAGATCTACGACGGTCAGGAGATTCTCGAGAAGGGCAGGACGAAGAAGGTCGACATCAAGGACCTCCGGGACGAGGCAAAGCAGGAGGGAATGTCCGGAATCTCGACTCGCTTCATCACGAAGTCCATCGACTCTGCTCTCACAGATTCTGACAAGGGTTTCATCACTCCAATGAGGGTGATTGAGACTCTCATCAAGCAGGTGAAGGAGCAGATTGTTGACGAGGAGGACAAGAAGAGGTATCTCGAAATCCTCCAGAAGACAATCCGAGAGGAGTATCTGAAGATCCTCGAGGGTGAGATTGCGAAGGCATTTGTCACTGCTTACGAGGAACAGGCCCAGTCTCTGTTCGACAATTACCTCGACAACGCCGAGGCGTTCACCACTCGACAGAAGATGAAGGACCGGGTCACCTCAGAGGACAGAGAGCCGGACGAGAAGTTCATGAAGGCCATCGAGGAGCAGATCGGAATCACAGGATCAGCAAAGGATGGCTTCCGTGCGGACGTCACGGCCTTCATGTTCGCAAAGGTCAGGCGAGGGACAAAGGTTGACTACAAATCTTATGAGCCCCTCCGTGAGGCCATCGAGAGTTACCTCATCTCTTCCGTGAAGGACATGGCTCGGATTGTCACCAAATCAAAGAGCAGGGACAATGAGCAGCAGAAGAAGTACTCTGAGATGGTCGAGACAATGGTGAGAGACTACGGCTACACGGCAGAGTCTGCCGAGGAGATCATTACCTTTGCGGCCAACAACCTCTGGCGTGACAGCTAAGACAAGGCTCCACCGGTCAAGGGACACCGTATTCGAGAGGATCTGTTCCCTTGCCAGTGAGGTCATTTGCAAGATAGAGAAGGGAGAGCTTCGGAAACCTATTGGATCAAGGGTTCTCGAAGTTTCAGAGCTTGACACTCTACGAGTTCTCTCAGAAATTGACACGTCCGACCTGACGAGCAGGATCGCAAGATCGATGCTTCTCAGGTCGGCGTACCTCTGCGAGAAGAACTCAGCGTACGGTGCGTTTGCTCTGTGTAAGCGATTGGCTGGTGACTTTGAGATCAAGGAGTCCCATTTTCTCACTCCTGAGATACTTCTCACCACTGCAACAAGACATCTCGGTGCATCTTCGGCAGAAGGAGTTCTTGATTCTATCGGGGCTGCAGGTCCGCACTCCACGATGATCGTGAAAGAGAGCAGTGGAAAGTCCCACATTAGAGTTGTCGACTCTCTTGAGATTCCTGTCATACCCACTGCGGAGTTCGGTGACAATTTCACGTTTAGAAACGTGAAATTCCTCTGTTATGATGGCGTCATTGAGTCAGTCTCAGAGATAAACGTCATCCTCGAAAAGTGCATTGCCAGCGGATCACCTCTGGTGATCTACGCAAGAGGGTACGGTTATGAAGTTGTTTCGACTCTTCTCCACAACTGGAGACTTGGCAAACTGAGAGTGTTACCGGTCTCTGCAAATCAGGAAGACATCCAGAATTTCTACTTTGTAGACATTCCGAAGATTGTTGAACGAGAAGAGTTACACTCGAGTATCGGGGAGAGGTTCGAATCTCTCAGAGAAATTTCAAAGATCTCTCTCAACGGTCGAACATTGACAATTGAGGATCCTGATTGCTCGTTGATTGCTCAGGATATTGCTCGTGAAGTCTCCTCGGAGACCGTCTCAAGGGATGCTGCCGCCTTTGTCCAGGAACGAGCTCGTCGGCTTTCATCGAGAAAGATCGAGTTCTGGGTGGGGTCGGAGCACGGCAGTTCTGCAGGGGTCTACAGAGACAGGCTTGACCAGATTGTGAGATTTGTTCTCATGTCTCGGAGACACGGGGTCTTCGGAGTGAAGTCGAGCAGCGGAATTGTTCACATTCCAGCAAACTGCGCTGACATCGTGGAAGAAACATTCCTGTCATTGAAGCTAGAGTCAAACACTAGAACAGCGGTGGTGCTAGATGACTGATTGGCTCAATCCGTCCGGTGAGAAGCTAACGCATGAAGATCTTCTTGCCATGCTCTCACGTGAGGAAGCAGAAGTTCATGTCGGATCGGACTCCCATCTCATTGGTGGAGAGTGGTTGTTTGCGACAGCGGTGTGTGTATATGTTGACGGACGAGGCGGAAGCTTCTGCTACAGGCGAAAGAAGTCTCCGAAATCCCAGTTCAGGAGCCTCTACGACAGGTTGATGCAGGAGACAACTCTGTCCATCCTTGCAGCTGAGGAGATAAAATCTCTCACGGACAAGAGAGTCACGATACACGCAGACGTTGCCTTCTCTGACACTGCTTCTTCAAAGTATCGCGGGCAGGTCGAGAGTTTCGTGAGATCGATGGGTTTTCCGGTTCTCACGAAGCCTCAGTCATGGGCATCGTCATCAATTGCTGACAAGAAAGCAAGGTAGCGTTTACCCTGCTGACAATCGGATAATCCTTGAGAAGGAGTTGATATGAACGACAAGGAATTTGGAAAGACATACTACTCGGTGCTGCAGACGATCAAGGACTCTATTGAGCAGAATCTCATGCAGGTCTCACGAGAGACAGGTTTGTCTCCCGAGCAGCTGCGCAAGGTCACTTTCGTTGCTCAGTCCAGCGTTGACCAGATCGGAGGGAATGCGTTTAACGCACTCTTGAAAAGCGGCAGCTGATTGTCATGCAGGGAATAAAGCACCTCATCAACTGCACTTGTATGCTTCCTCACCTTCGCGGTGGTGGAGATCCTGTGTTTCACTCCTTCGTGGTCTTCTCACAGGTAGCTGGGGACGGTGAGGTCACGGAAAAGCTTGCACAGTGTAACAACTGCGGAGTGATTCACCGGGTCTATGACATATGCAAGTCAGAGATCACTAAGAAGGAGAGTCACGGAGCCGTGATCACTGAGAAAGACATTTCCCTGTCTCTCCCCAGCGAGCTCAGTGGTATCCTCGCTTCTTACTCCTGCGACACTGCAACATGGGAACACGTTCACTTCATCTTCAGCAACCAGCAATGGGGCGAGGCGGTGATACTCACCAGAGAGCAGGAAAAGGGGCTGCACAGCGGAAAGAGACTCACAGTTGCGGGGCCCTCCCAGTTCAAGATAGAGCCATACGCGTTCAGTGAGGTTGCAGGATGAGCGATTATACGAGTGAAGACTCAGAGTGGGCCAAGCAGATAATAGTCTGCAGGCAGATAGTGAAGACTATCAATGAATTTGGCGTGAATAATTTCCAGCGCCTGAAGATCATCGAGCTTCTTGGACTCGAGCTCGAGAAGAGAGAGGAGTCTATCGAGGTGGTAGACACTGCCAAGAGGATCCTTGAAGCAAGAGAGTCCGAGAATAAAACCCAAAGGAGGATACTGACATGAGTGGTGATAATGTGATTGAGAGTTGGACTGAGCTGCGCAGCCTTGTTGAGCAGATCGACAATGACGTCCGCAAGAACGCAAACGGCAACGCGGCCGCAGGAGTCCGTGCCCGTAAGGGACTTCGCAGCCTGAAGTCGCTTGCTGCAGGTCTTACGAAGCTCACCGTAGAGGTCGAGAAGACCCGCAAGTCCGCTGCTGAATAGTTACCGCAGCGCTTAGAACAAGGAGCATCATGAGCAAGAATTACAAGAGAGGCCCTCGAAACGGTGGAGAGCCGTCAGGTGGGTGGGGACAGGTTCTTGAGACCGTAGCCGATGTTGTCGAGACAGTGAAGGAAATTGTCGAGACAGTGATCACTCCGAATCCTGTGGTTGCAGCAGAGGCTCCACCACTCGCTGTTGAGGCTACTCCCGTTGAGGAGAGCCCAGAGACTCCTGAACCTGTGGTCTCTACAGAGACACAGCTTGAGGAAGAGAAGCCCGCTGAGACTCCTATCTCGGCAAGGAAGAAGCGCTAACGCGTCATCTTCACGTTATTCAGGATTGAGAGGTCTGACAGTATAGTTTTTTCTATCTGACAGATCCTCATCCTGGTGACGTCAAAGATATCACCTATCTCTTGAAGAGTGTGTTCACCTTGTGCTGCCCCGACAATGGAACAGTTCAGGCTATCTGAGCAAGGCATCCACCTCCTGCAGTCTTTCTTCTGGCAGGTGAGTCCCCTCTTCGCGTGTTCACTAAAACAAGAAGTCCCTTCAACTACTCTTTCGGTTTTCATGTTAGACTGTAACGAATCTCACCGTAGAGTATAGAATGAACTCGGAGGCCAGACATTGGACAACAGAAAGCTGCTCGTAATCGACACTAGCGTCCTGCTCTACGACCCGGAGTCACTTAAGTCGTTCACAGGTAACGACGCAATCCTGCCCATCGTGGTCCTCGAGGAGCTCGACAGGTTCAAGGAGAAGCAGGCTCTCATCGGAAGCAACGCTCGTAGAGTCAACAGGTTCCTCGACGAGCTGAGGGATCACGGTAGCCTCTCAAAGGGGGTCACCATCCCACACACCGATGTCATTGTCAGGACAGTGGCGGACCCATGTGACGCAGCACTGCCTGTCGAGTTCAAGCCCGACACCGGAGACCACCGGATCATCTCAGTGGCTCTCTCCCTGCAGAAGAACAATCCTGACAGGCTCGTCAGGGTCATCACGAAGGACATCAACCTCCGAGTGAAGTGCGACTCCATCGGAATCGAGGCCGAGGACTACTACAGGGACATGCCTCTCTCAGTTCGTGAGGGCAACCCGGTGTACTCAGGCCAATCACGGATTCACGTTGACAGTGAAGTTGTTGATTCCTATTACCAGGAAGGGTGGGTGTCACAGAAGGTCACGGATGAAACCCTGATACCCAACCAGTTGGTGGTCTGTGAATCCCATGACGGTTCAAAGTCATTCATTGGCATGGTGAAGGGTGACAGCATCGTGAAGCCCCTCAGCAGGCTCGACACAAAGATGCGGATCGAGCCGAAGTCAAAGGAGCAGAGAGCGGCAATCGACCTCCTCACTGACGACAGAGTCCCACTCGTTTCGATCACCGGCATTGCAGGGTCGGGCAAGACATTCCTTGCTCTTGTGGCGGCAATCTCCGGACTGCAGGAGAAGAAGTACGATCGGATCATCATCACGAGGTCAATTGAACCCGTGGGTCGAGACCTCGGCTTCCTCCCAGGTACGATTGACGAGAAGATGGCCCCCTGGTTGTTGCCCATTGTCGACAACTACAGGAACGCCTTCCATGACACAACTTTCTTCGACATGATGAGACAGAAGGGGATCATCGAGGTTAGCCCGATTACTTACATCCGTGGCAGAAGCTTCTCTAACTCGTTCATCATTGTTGACGAGTGCCAGAACCTCACGATTCACGAGCTGAAGACAATCATCACGAGGACCGGGTCCAACACGAAGATGGTCCTCCTCGGTGACACGGACCAGGTTGACACGGCCTACCTCGACAGGTACTCAAACGGTCTCACAATCGCCATCGAGAGGCTGAAGGGTCAGGATCTCTTCGGACACATCCACCTCGACAAGGGCGAACGCTCGCCCCTCGCAACTCTTGGCAGCAACGTGCTATAAAACACGCTGAGCCTCCTATTTAGCACAGAGGCTCAGCATGGCGAAGGTCACGTACTTCCAGAAGTTTGACAGGAACCGCTTGATGAAGACCTACCCTTTCATCCAGCGGACTCCGAGGTTTGTTCACATAGCTTCAACCGGCGTGAACTTCGAGATCGGTCAGGCTTGCTTCAACGGCAGCCACACCGTGACATACACTTTCGAGAGGAGCTACTTGACTCCTCCCACCATCGTCATTGCTCCCCGCAGTGACGATGTTGTCGTGTGGATATCGAGCATCTCAGCGTCCTCGGTGACATTCGAGGCGTCCGCTCCCACGGACGCATGCGTGGACTTCCAGTCCTTCTTCCAGGGTGAGTGATGGGCAGGCGTCTCGAGAACATGGACCTACCGGATCTCAGGATCCAGACCGACATTGTCGATACAGGTGACAGCGGTCAGGTGACAGTTTCCGTCATCGATGGATTCTCCGAAGGGAACGCAGTCGTCTCATCGTACACGCAGGACGTGAACGCTTTCGTGGTCTCCTATGACGGATCAAGCCTCGTGATAGGTTCATCGGCTCCGAACTGCAAGGTAATGTACAGAATTGTAAGTAAGAGGGTCATCTAATGCCGATAGATTTCAAGGCAACGCAGGCGAGAGTCCACAAGATTATCGCCTCAGGATCGTCAGGCGGCTCCAAGCCCTGGCTTCTCTTCTACCCGTCTGGCTCTGCCAGCAACGAGACAGGAGGAGTTCAGAAGCTGTCAGGTACCGGCAGCGACGGGTGGCTGTTCATCTCCGGCGCGGTGGGCTCATCAGAGAAATCGGTGTTCGGCGGAGACGTAACAGTTTCGGGTGTTGTCCACGTCAACCCGCAAGGCGGAGCACTCTCCGATTTCCGAGTTGACGGTAACTCAGGAACTCACTTGGTCTTCGCGGATGCAAGCTCCCAGAGAGTCGGAATTGACACAAACACTCCTTCAGGCACTCTTCACGTTGGAGACGGAGACGGAGCAACACCAGGACTCGTTGTAGGTGACACTGCAATCATCAATTACAGCAGGCAGTCTGCAGTAGTTTCCACCTTTCTGGTGAGAAGGTCTTCGGCTCATGTTGGCAATGACGCTCTACTGGTTGTCTCATCATCCAGCGACCGTGTAGGAATCAGGAAGCACTCTCCCCAGGCAACGCTGGATGTCTCGGGATCGGTGATGGTGACAGGAAGCCTCTACGCGCAGAACATCACGGGATCACTGACACGGCTCCTTGACGGTACACCCTACCTCATTGCAGGTTCGAACATCAGCCTGGCAACCGGATCCAGCGGTGCGGTGACAATTACTTCGACTGGTGGTGGTGGCACGCCAGGGGGAGCAGCCGGTCAAGTTCAGTTCAATGACGGAGCATCTTTCGCAGGAAGTCCTGACTTTGTGTTTCTCAATGGTCCGACAAACGTCGGCATCGGAGTATCGAGTCCAGTTGCAAGACTTCACGTCTCTGGTATCCTACCGTTTCCCGCTATAGCGTACACAGGGTCTCTTCGGTCTTTCGAGGGCCCACCAGGAATCATTGCAGGAAATTCAACGAATCCCATTGCAGTGTTCGGAGTCTCAGGCACTCTTGCTTCTCCAAAAACCTTGGGCTCAGATGTCTTCTTCCACGTTTCAGGGAACATAACGCCTTCGGGACTAACTAGCCCAGATTACTCGAAGAGAGGAACTACGGTGTTCGGCGGAGACGTCGTAATATCTGGTTCTCTCTACGGCGGATCTCCTCTCAAGATAAACTCTTCGATCATTGCCGCAGGTGGTTTTGAAGGCGACTCTTCTTTCACTTCGTTGGTCAGGGTCGGGAGCGGTTTTGAAACAACCGGCGTAACTCTTGATCCTGTTGGGGACGTCAAGGGATCAGGTGTGGTCATCGGTAAGACTGCGGTGGTCTCATCCGGCAGTTTGACGGTGAAGGATTCGAGCGCCGGTAGTCCTGTGTTCAATGTCTCAAATGCAGGAGCAGTCAGCGGATCAGGTAACTTCCAGATCGGTGGTGACGTGATGCTTGCGGGGAATATCACTTCCGATGTCAGCGAAGCAAAGACAATCTTCACAGGAGTCACCAACAATATCAGTATAGGGTCCGCTAGCTCAACCACGATAGTCGGATCACTGACAGCGGATGGTGACATCCAAGTGAACGGTAACGATATCAGGTCCTCGACTGGTGCATCATCTCTCCAGCTCACTGGTAGCGGTGTCACGGTGAGCGGTAATCTGATCAGCAGCGGAACGCTTGAAGTGAGGGGAGCTTCCGCTCTGTCGGGCAGCGTCTGGATGCCACAGGGACTCTCAGGATCCTTGACCAAGCTGACCAATGGGACCTCGTACCTCATTGCCGGCTCGAACGTGACAATCACGAGTGCCTCAAACGGATCGGTCACAATATCTTCGACAGGGGGAGGGGCGAGCACAACAGGCTCCTTCAATGACCTGGGTTCGAAATTTGTCACCACCGCCTCAGTATCAATAGCCGGTGGCCAGGGATTTGCGTACTCCGTTTCATCAGTCGGTACAGACGTAAACTTCTTTGTTTCAGGCTCAACCGGAGCTGGTTCTGGTCAGTCCGTATTCGGGGGTAACGTAGTCGTTTCTGGTGCTCTCTCTGCCACAAGCACCGCAATCGGGGGCGGATACGGTTCGACCGGAGTCTCAATAAGCCCGGCCGGCGGTATATCTGCAAACGGGAATCTCGTAGTTGACGGAAACTTCACTCTGGGCGGTAACCTCGCCGCCGACACTGACGAGGCAAAAACGATATTCAGCGAGGTGACAACCAACTCCATCACGATAGGAGGCTCGCCAAGCTCCACACTCGTGGCTGGCGGGAATGACATTCGAGGAATTGCTGCCGGTGGTCTAAGAGTTGGGGCTGGAAGTGCCCAGGTTCTTGTCCTATCGGGCGGATCAGCTTCATCGACCAATCCGATAAACTTTGCAGACACCAACTTCCACGTATCAGGAAGCGTTGGGTCTCTTAGAACTCAGACAAGGGGAACGTCGAACTTCGGAGGTGACGTTCACGTATCAGGCGGTCTCGCATACGGGCACGAAGTTTTTGCGACCAGGGGCATCTTCACCTCAGCCCAGACGCCAGGTGCCCCTGGGACAGACACAACGGCTGCGCAGCTGGATGGTTACCGCTATGTTAGGTTTGGGGGTGATCCTACAACTACGCCTACGTGTAACCTGCCGACTGCAGCATCGGACAGAAACAGAGTGTTGACCATCATCAATGACATGAGCTCTCCTGCAGACTCTCTTCTGCTCTCTTCTTCAAACTCTAACATACTTGGGAAGAATAACAGTGACTGGACGTTTATTCTTGCTGCAACAGGAAGCTGGGTGGAGATCCTGAGCGATGGGTCGTCTTGGGTCATAGTGAACGGGGGAGTGATACCAGCTCAGGGCGTATCCCAGTAGAACTATACAACTCAAGTCCGATCCCTAATTTAAAACTCAATTAGGGACTGGTACATTGAGACAGAATCTTGTCATAGTAGCTGACTTCTTCCAAGAGGATCTAGTCGGTGGAGCGGAGCTGACGACCCAGGCTCTGATCGACTCGTCACCGTTTAATTTAATTAAGCTGCGCTCTGGGCAGGTCACAGTCGAGCTCCTGCAGCAGTACCACGGACTGCACTGGATCTTCGGCAACTGGGCTGGGCTTGACCGCAATCTGATTCCGACAATCATTGCAAACATGTCCTACTCTGTGCTGGAGTACGACTACAAGTTCTGTCGTTACCGCTCACCTGAGAAGCACTCTCTTGCAGAGAAGACCCCATGTAGCTGCCAGGACGAGCCCTGGGGTCGACTTGTCGGTGCTTTCTACTACGGAGCACGCTCTCTCTGGTGGATGTCAGAGAAGCAGCAGCAGAGGTACCTGGAGCGATATCCTGATCTCCAGGAACGGAACCAGAGCGTTCTCTCATCGGTCTTCTCAGAGGAGTTCTGGATCGAGCTGAGAGCACTTCGAGAGGGAGGAGAGGACCGCAAGCGCGAAGGATGGCTTGTCCTTGGATCCAGCTCCTGGATCAAGGGTACCGATGACGCAGTAAAGTGGTGCGAGGACAACGGGAAGAAGTACAAGGTCCTCTCCGGTCTGAAGCCGAGTGAGGTTCTCTACGAGATGGCCCATGCGGAGGGGTTTGTCTACCTTCCCAAGGGAGGTGACACCTGTCCTCGGATGGTCATCGAGGCGAAGCTTCTCGGCTGCGAACTTCAGCTTAATGACAACGTGGAGCACGGGAACGAGATCTGGTTCAACACCCCAGACACGCTTGAGACTGAGTCGTACCTCTACGCCGCAAGAGAGACATTCTGGAATGGAGTTCAGAAAGCAATGAGTTGGGTGCCCACTATCAGCGGTTACGTCACCACTCGTAACTGCGTCTCCCAGGGTTATCCCTGGGAGAAGTCTATCGAGTCTCTTCTCGGTTTCTGTGATGAGGTTGTGGTCCTCGACGGTGATTCGACTGACGGCACCTGGGAGAGGATCCAGCAGCTCGCCTCTGAGAACGAGAAGCTTGTGACGAAGCAGGTCCACTGGGACTGGAATGACAGCAGGTTTGCGGTCTTTGACGGAGCAATGAAAGCAGAGGCTCGAAAGCTCTGCACTAAAGAGTTCTGCTGGCAGATGGACGCTGACGAGGTCCTCCTCGAGGTCGACTGGCCGAAGGTCACCGAGCTCTGCAAGAGGATGTCGCCTGAGGTTGATCTCATTGCCCTGCCGGTTGTCGAGTACTGGGGGTCGAAGCAGAAGGCTCGCATTGACGTGAACCCATGGAAGTGGCGACTCTCCAGGAACAGAGGTCACATCACACACGGCATTCCTGGTCACCTGCGACGCTACGACTTGGCCGGGAAGATGTACTCCATGCCCGGGACTGACGGTTGTGACTATGTCCACGTAAAGACCGGTCAGTATATTCCGCATGCGACTTTCTACGCTGAGGTGCACCACCACATGCGGATGTCTGCGCTTGGGGGAGACCGCGACGCAGGAAGAGACTATGTGAAGTGGTTCGGTGAGACCATCAACAACCTGCCCTCGATACGTCACTACTCGTGGCTCGACATAGAACGGAAGATCAAGACATATCGAGGATACTGGCAGAAGCACTGGGAGAGCCTCTACGATATCCGACAGGAGGACACCACAGAGAACAACATGTTCTTTGACAAGCCGTGGAGTGAGGTCACTGACGAGGAAATCTCGAGTCTTGCAAAGAGGCTAGCTGAAGAGACTGGTGGTCACATCTTTCACGAGAAGATCGACTGGAACCGTAGGACTCCGCATCTGAGTGTTGAGGAATAAAATGAAAATCAAGTGTTATGAGAGGGGGGTGTCAGTAGAACCGACTCTTGAGAGAAGCGGTTTGGTTTTTATTGACATCGGAGCTAGAAAAGCAGAGCTTTTGAGAGGTCACTTCTTTGATGAGAATCTGGGAGTCAGGGAAGATAGAAGGATTTGTAGCGTTTCCTCATTCAAGGGATGTCACATGTTCCTTCTGGAGCCTGACCCCCACCACTTTGACGATTTGTGCGCTGCGGCTGAGAAAGCGTCACACACTGCTTCTTCTGTCACTGTGATCTGTGCAGGAGTTTGGGACAGCACTGGTGAAAACACTTTCTACCGAAGTGAAGGAAGAGCTTCAGACTATGGGTCAACTTTGCTACCTGACAAGAAGAACCCCTACGAACCAGACTTCGAGAGACTCATTTTAGAAGACCCGGTCTCTATACAAACCATAGACATACTCGAGTTGCTTGCAGGCCTGAAGGGTGAAGTCTTCATGAAGATTGACACTGAAGGCGGAGAGTATGTCATACTTCCAAGGTTGTTCAACTCCGAAATCCCCCCGTGTCTAAAGGGTTTCTTTGTTGAGTGGCATGACGCATTCTACCCAGAGAGACACAGAGAATTCGAGAGAAAATACTTAGACAGCATGAAAGCTCTGATTTCTATGGGCGTGGAATATCACTGGTGGCCACCGGAATGGTAGAATGAAACTTGTCACACAGGACTACGGGTGCGGTACTTCTTCTTCGATTCTAGACTACGGCGTCACTGACGTAGTCATTGTGTCTGAAAGCTCATACGAACATGTTTTTGAGACTGAAGACGATCTCCTTTTCATCGGTCATGACTTCCTCTTTTTCCTTTGGGACAGCGAAGAGAAGCTCAAGAAGTGGCAGTCTCGCAAGGACAAATGGGAACACTGGGTCTGGTGTTTCGAGAGGATCGACGCAATAGTCCCAGCCTGGCAGCAGAAAAGTCACTACTCTCTCGGTCTTGCTTCGACTTTCTGTAAGAGAGTGCTTGCTTGTGATGAGGACGACTGTGACAAGTATGGTCTTGACTGGCTCCCCCAGTGGGCCTCGTCAAGGTTCTACCATGAGAGGACTCTCCTCCCCGAATCAGATAAACTTCTTTTTAGTGGACAGGCTGGGAAACCTGAATATCAGATGAGGAATGAGCTTCTTCAGGCAATATCTGCGGATCCTGAGCTTGGCAAGAAGCTTGTCATCTCAAATGTTTCTCGTGATCTTGGTTGGGACGGATATCTCTCCAATCTCATGTCTCACAGGAACATTCTCAACCCTGTGGGGATACTGAGAGGTCTCAACACTAGGGCATACGAGTCCCTGTACTCTGGTCGAATTCTCCTGCAACACACCATGGGTGAATACAGGCGCCATGAGTCAATGCTGAAAGAGAACCCCGGCGTCATATTCTTCAGAGATTTCGAAGACTTGAAAAGAAGCGTTCACAGGCTGGGTTCAACTTCTACCGACAGTGTCCTCTCGTTTACCCAGGGTTCACTTCATGCTAGAATGTCTGCAATAGGAGTGTGGTAATGACCCGAGAAGAAGTGGTCAGGCATTGGAACGATCTCTGCAGAAAGTTTCCACTTGTATGTGGTCTCAAGACATTCAACGGTGAGTTGACTGTCTACGCGGCCCTCAAACAGGCATACAAACAATTTGATTTTGTGATTATCACTGATGATGGTTCCACTGACGGAACTCTTGAAGAGATCAGAAAGTGTATTGAAGACTATCAAATCAAGAACGTTGCTGTTGTCGAAGTTGGAGAGATCAATCCCTGGGATGACAACGCAAACGAAAAGAGAGAAGGTGACCATCACATTCCACGTCCTGGTGCAAAGACTCACGCCAAAGCCCAGTGGAAGTCCTATCAGGTTGTCAAGCAGAATTTTCCAAACTCCATCTTTGTTTCTCTTGAGGACGATGTCATACTTGAAGAGAACGTGAGGTGGAGAGTCTATGATCGCATTTCAAGGTGGTCTGATCCATTCACTGACTGCGATTTCTTTAATGTCACATCAGTGATTGATGACGAACATGTTCTTCTTGGTTGCCATGCAGACGGGACCAAGATGAAGGGGATTGTGCAAAGAAGGCTCTACAACAACGGCGGAGACTGGACTTTCTCCGCAATCTGGACGGGGAGTGACTTACAGATTGGACCAGATCCAATGTACCCTTTTGGAGCGTGCATCTATCCATGGTTGCCCAAGAACCAGATGGGTAAGAAAGGTCAAGACGGTGAGAGATCTCACGGCTTTCATATGCTGAACTATCGCGCTTCAAGAGACGGATACGAGTATGACGCTGGAGTGCCGGGAGTCTGTAAAATTTCGAGCCTTACAGGCGATGAGAAAGAGGCTGATTGGGAACTTATCAAGAGATCTCGATTCAAGAAGAGGTTCAAGCTTGAAAGAAGGGATGACAAATACGTGCAGGTGCTGTCTTGATACCAGCAGCTTCCGTTGTCACCAAGAAGTCTCTTTCTGAGTTCATGATTCTCAAGAAGTCCCTTGAGAACTATCACGATGTCATGTGGTACGTTTCAACAGACGAGTACGCGCACACAATTCTCAAGGAGATTGAGAACGTCAAGTCTCTGCTTTTGGTGAAGACTGATGAGTGTAGTCATGGCACAGACGACCCGGTGAAAAACAGGCTTTTCCTCGAGCTTGTGATGACCAAGTTTGACGCACTCCAGTCTGCAATCGAAGAGAACGGCTGGGGTCTTTTCATAGACTCTGATATCTTCTTCACCGGACCGATAGAGGATCGAGTTCTTGCTCTCATGAGAGACCCTAGCGTTGACGCAGTCTTGAGTCCTCACATGACAAACAACTTGATTCTTGAGACCCAAGTCGGTCACTTTAACGTCGGGTTCTTCTCAATGAGAAGTCTCTCATATCTGAAGAACCATGCTCATATGTCTTGGCGTCACAAAGAACTTGGCCTGTATTATGAACAGCAGCCCCTACAGTTCAGTTCATACCCACACCTCACCGTGAACCTGCCCATCAATTACAACATTGGGTGGTGGAGGTTCAATGAACCTCATACCAGAGGGAGACTAGACCTCCTTGGTCATGACGGAAAGCAGATAACCTTTGGAGGACTTCCTGCTGTCTGCTTCCATGTCCACACCTTAAAGAACCTTGACTACACGAACTATGGACAATTTCTTGTTGATAGGCTAAAGTCTCTAATGAAACAGTGTGACAACCGCTCATATTCAGAGATTCTCTCGATGATGGAAGGTGGACAGTGAGCATGACACGTGAGGTGCCGGATTTCTTGCTGGACAGAGTTGACCCTTGTTATCCTCCACATCATACTGGCGACCATCTTGAAGAAGCGTTTGTCAAGTTCTGGCGCGAAAATGGTTCTGGACAAAGAAAGCTCATCCCCGTTCACTGGACTGCAGTCTACAATCACAGGGTGAAAGAAGGACTGGGAAGTGAGAGTCCCAACAGGGACTTGAGAGTCAAGTTGCAAGAATACCTCGACTCACTAGATAAGTGTGGAAGTTACTTCGTGGTGTGCACTCATGATGATGCACCCGCAGAGAGACTACCGCCGGACACTCTAGTCTTTGCAGCTGGTGGAAACGCGAAGAAGATAGACGTTGCTGTACCACTGACCTGTGGGTCTCACCATGGTATCACTGACCCAGTGAGAACTGTCTTCTGCTCTTTCGTTGGATCGGTTACGCATCCGATCCGCCACCGATTGTTGAGTTCTCTTTACGGGAAACCCGGTGTGATCATAAACGCTAGCGAGTGGCAGGAGAAAGTGAATCCTGATTCAGCTGCACTGTTCAAAAATCTTGCGTCTCACTCGGTGTTTAGTCTGTGCCCAAGAGGGTATGGCTCAACAAGCTATAGGCTCTACGAGTCCATCCAGCTTGGGTCTGTTCCTGTCTACGTTTCTGACAGACACCTTCTCCCTTGGAGCGACGAGATTGACTGGAGTGATTTCAGCGTGATTGTCAACTCACAAGAGATTGATACGCTGTATGATAGGCTTACTTCAATGAATGGGAAACAAGTTAGACAAATGCAGGAGACCCTAGGGTCTCTCTGGGGAGACTTCTTCAGCGTAGAAGCAAGCTGCAGGCACATTTCCAAGAGGGTTCGATGAAAAAAATTCTTTTTGTGATCGCTGACTACCCCGATGGTAGACAAGATTTCTTTGAAAAATGGATGTCTCCGAGAAACAAGGAATACGCTGAAAAGCATGGTTTCGAATATCGAGAGATTCGAAAGCTTCCTAAAGAACAAAATGGGAAATTTTTTAGAGACAATCCTACTTGGCTTAAGTTCAAGATAGTTGACGATTGGATCAGTTCTGGTGAGATCTCTGATGGAGACATAGTTTCGCACATTGACGCCGACATATGCGTTGCTGACATCTCTGAACCGTTTCAGACCAATAAATCTTTTGGGTATGCTATTGATTCATGTAACACCCACTGCATGGGAGCATACACTATCACTGTGAACAAGTGGTCTAGAGATCTTCTTAAGAATATCCTTGACGAGGACTTATACCGATTCTTGGAGGTGAAGTCAAAAGAACCGCCAGGAAACAATCTCAGGGAGCAAGCAGCCTGGTATTTCTTGGCTGGTATAACTCAACACAGCTGGATTCCTTTCAACGAGCTGGGCAACTTCGGATTTCGAACTGATGTTTCTTCTTGGACTAAGTACTCGCTGGAAGAACTTTCTGAAAATGTCGAAGTACTTCCGACTGAATGGAATGTTACTCATGTTGCTGGTGAGGGCTTCAACGACTACTTCATGATACCGACTCACAGAAACGAAACAGTCTTCCGGCATTTTGCAGGAGGTGGGCTCTGGGATGAGAGCTACTTCGCGGGGTTACAATCACTAGTGACTCTTGAGCCGTCCCATCTCAGGTGTTCTACACAATTTTCTTTGAGGAAGTAGAATGAACATTCTCTATATCACCACCCAGAACCCAAGAGCACAGGGAGACTATCAAGAGAACGTAGTGCTTCACGGGTTGAGAAGCGTTTTGGGGTCTGGCGTTGTCGATTTCCCTCGTAAAAAAGTCATGTACGGAGACTTCTCTGAGACCACTAGGGACGAGATGCATGGTAGGGGTTTCACACTCTACACAGTTCCAATGCAAGATCTTGATCAATCAGAAAGGTTGATGAGCAAGATAGACGTGATCTTGTACGGTGTGACCGAGGCCTACGGTGTCTCAGACTACCCTGATATCAACAAACTCTGTCAACATGTTTGGTATGTTGATGGACATGACACGTCGGACATCAAGAAAAAGCCGTGCTTCAAGAGAGAGCTCTTCAACGCCGAAGAGAATGTCTATCCCACAGGTTTCGGAATTCCTCATTATCAGATCAGACCGATAGCTCTCAAGAAGACCCAAGCAGTACAATCGACCGCTCCCGCTGAGTCTATCTTTAGACAACCCACGTTAGGGCATCTTCGTCTTCATTATCCATACACTTGGAGGCAGGAGAAAGAATACTATGAAGACATGCAAAACTCTTGGTTTGGACTCTCTTGTAAGAAAGGCGGATGGGATTCACTTCGTCACTATGAGATAATGGCGGCAGGTTCTCTATTGTTGTTCAGAGACTATGACAAGAAGCCCCCGCTTTGTGCACCACAGAACCTTCCCTGTTTTAGCTACTCCACCCCTGAAGAACTTGAAAGTCTAATCAACAGGCTTGTTGTCAACGGCATCCCTACAAAAGAATACATGGAGATGCTCTTTGCGCAAAGAGAGTGGTTACTAAAGCACGGGACAACTGAAGCAAGAGCACTAGAAATTCTCAAGACTCTTCTGGAGAAGACTCAATGATCGATGACAAGAAAGATATCACTATCTGTCTTTACGCCGGCGAGGGCCGAGAGAACATAGTGAGATTTCATACCGAGAGGCTCAAGCCTCTTGAAGAGATCTACAACGTTCACTGGAACAACAGGATCGATAGACACCCTGGGACATATGACTCTTACTCTCAGATGGTTAATGAGTCGATTGTCACTTCACCCACTGAGAGGATTCTCCTTGTTAGTGACAGGGTTGTTCCAACAGCTGAGGAAGCAGTCAAGTCTTTCGAACTTCTTGAGTCCGGTTTTGCAATGGCCGGCATGTGGGGGATTGCCTACATGGCTGTCACCAAGGAGTTGTTCCGGAGAGTCGGGTGGTTTGACGAGAGATTTCTCGGTGGTGGCTTTGAGGACGATGATTACACGCTTCGCATGAAGATTGCAGATGTTGCTGTCTACGAATCCATTCATAGCAACTATGACTTTTCTTGGAGACCTCCTCGAAAGGATGGTCACGCAGCCTGCGCTGCTTCTGAACCACACTTTCATCGTAAGTGGCACATTATGAATGACTACATTGCCAAAGTCATACCAGAAGAAACGTACGATACGTACAACAACCAGGTAGGAGAGCCCAGGCTCGATATCAGCAGCAGGTGGATGCGCTCAAAAGACTCCAGATATGGAGTTGAATACGACAATGTTCAAAAGAGACTTGCTGGGGCAGGCGCTTCTCGTTCACAGTGGTTTCTTCTAAACTGTCAAACCGAATACAGGAAGGTTCTTTCTGTATGATGTCAGTTTATGGTGGAACTGGTTTCATTGGAAGCAGATACTGTGACATGTACAGTGATGAAGTGACTCCTATCGCTAGGGAAAGCACTGAGCCTACCAGCAAAGATGTCCTGTATTTGATTAGCACCGTTGACAACTACAACATCTTCAAAGATCCGTACATTGACATTGAGACCAATCTTACGCACCTAGTCAGGGTTCTGGAGTCTTGTAGAGGCAAAGAGGGGCTAGTCTTTAATTTTGTGAGTTCATGGTTTGTGTACGGAAAGACAAACGAGTTACCTGCAAGTGAAAGTTCGCACTGTGACCCGAGAGGGTTTTACTCTATCACAAAGAGAGCAGCAGAGATGTTGTTTGTTTCTTACTGTGAGACGTACAAGATAGATTACAGGATTCTTCGTCTTGCAAATGTCTACGGTGTCGGTGACAAGAAAGTCTCTAAGAAGAAAAATGCAATGCAATACATTGTGAACGAGATAGTCAACGGCAACAATGTGAACCTGTACAACGGCGGGGAGAATGTAAGAGATTTCATGCATGTCGATGATGTGTGTAGAGCAATTAACCTTGTCACTCGTGAATCAGAGAAGAACGCTGTGATTAATATTGGCACAGGGGTTCCAACCAAGATTGTCGAAGTTGCAAACTATGTCAAGGACAAGGTCGGATCCAAGAGCAAGTTCATCGATGTTTCTCCTCCGGACTTTCACAAAATTGTGCAGGTCGAAAACATGTATCTTGACGTCACAAAGCTCTCAAATCTTGGGTTTTTACCGTCAATGACTCTTGAGGCGGGGATAGATCAGTTGATAAAGACAGCGAGGTCATCGTGAAGTTTGTTGTTACTGGAGGAAGAGGGTTTATCGGAAGTCATTTCGTGGAGCTCGCTTTGAATGAGGGTCACGAAGTTGTCGACATTGACAAGATCTCGTACTGTTCAAGCGTGTCTTTGCCATGGGACAATAATCCGAACTACTCGCTTTTGAAGCTTGACATCTCTGAGATCGATCACCTTCCCATTTGTGACGTTGTCGTAAATTTTGCGGCAGAGAGTCATGTCGACAACTCAATCAATGACACTGTCCCTTTCGTGAAGAGTAACATACTCGGCACCCACAATCTTCTTGAACTGATAAGGGGGAAAAGAGAGTATGACAGGCCTCTATTCGTTCAGATCAGCACTGACGAAGTTTATGGAGACAGGGAGGATGGTCAGTTCAATGAAAATGACAAGCTGACCCCCAGCAACCCCTATTCGGCTAGCAAGGCAGCAGCAGAGATGCTGGTGCTTGCGTACAACCGAACGTATGGCGTCAAATATCTGATCACTAGAAGCACCAACAATTACGGTGAGAGACAGTACCACGAGAAGCTCATACCAAGAATCATGGATTGCATGAAAAGCGGCAGAAAAGTACCGCTTCACGGTGACGGTAGCTATGTCAGGGACTGGATCTATGTCAAAGACAATGTCACCGCGATCATGAGGGCAATCACGCATGGTCAAGAGAACGAAATCTACAACATTGGCGCAAATAATCAGCTGAGAAACTTTGACGTTGCTCAAACAGTGCTTGGGTGGTTTAGGAAAGACGTCGAGGGTTCCGTTGTCTTTGTTGAAAACAGGTGGGGCCAGGACACTCGATACTCGATAGATTGCCAAAAGATTCGTGATATTGGCTGGAAGCCGACCCAAACTAAGTTATACAAGTGGTTCTAGTTCCCTACTCTTTAGACAGGAAGGGATCTTGAGAAAAGTTTTCATTGACTGCGGCACTAATCTTGGCGGTGGCATAAACCACTTCAACAATCGATACCACTTCGGTCCTGACTGGGAGATCTACCTCTTTGAACCGAACCCGTATCTCAAGGACTTCATCCTCAAGAACATAGTGAGCGCAAACCCGCAGATACCGATCTATTTGATCGATAGGGCTGTGTGCGGTGCCTCATCGCCTGCTGAAGTAGAGTTCAAGCTTCAGAAGATACCTGAACATGAATTCCCTGCAGGCGGTGGATCTACTTTCATGAGCTCAAATGACGGGTTTCTTGAAAGTGAAACCACAGACTATGAAAACGTGAAAGTCCAAACGATCAGACTCAGTGAGTTTATCATGCACGTGATGTCTAATCACGTGAAAGTGCGTGACTCTGTTGCCGAGTTTCAGAAAGGTGAATGCACGATTGCCCTTAAACTTGATATTGAGGGCGCTGAGTACGAAGTGATACAGGACCTGCTTGATACTGGCACTGCGTGGGCTATCACGGATCTTCATGTCGAGTTTCACGGAAGACGTTTCACTCAGGACAAGAGAGAAGAAGAGGTTCGGCTTGTCGGAGAACTCTTCCAAAGAGGCGTCAACATCTTCTCACACTTCTGAGGGCTCATGAGCAACGATGAAAAAGTCCAGCAAATCCTTTCCCTTGTCAAGGACTACATTGACGAGAAAAAGTCTGAAAGAGTTTGGCACCCAGGAGTTGACTGGGTTCAGTACGCTGGTCCCCTGTATGACAGCAATGAGTACACGAGAGCTGTGAAGACTCTTTTGGGAGAGTGGCTCGTAATGGGTGATGAATCAATAAGATTCGAGAAGAAATTTCCGAAGTATCTTGGGAAGAGTCACGGCATCTTGACAAACAGCGGGTCAAGTTCAAATCTGGTCATGGTTTCTGCCCTAAAGTCAAAGAGACTGTATTCTCTACCAGCTGGAACCAAGATCATCACTCCGATTGCGGGATTTCCCACTACGGTAAACCCAATCATACAAAACGGATTTGAGCCTGTATTTGTTGATATCGAGATTGACACTCTGAACATCAACATTGAACAGATGGAAGCTGCCGCTGTCAAGGGTGCAAAAGCCGTGATCTTTGCACACGTCCTTGGAAATCCACCGAACATGGACGATGTCATGGCCATCGTGAAGAAGTATGACCTTATTCTCCTTGAAGACACTTGCGACGCTCTCGGAAGCACTTACAAGGGTCACCAGCTCGGTTCTTTCGGAGAAATGTCAAGCTGCTCATTCTACCCTGCGCATCATATCACGATGGGAGAAGGCGGTTTTGTCGCAACTAAAACTCATGAACAAGAAGTCGTGGTTAGAAGCTTCAGGGAATGGGGGCGTGGATGCTACTGTGTTGGGAAGTCTGCCAACCTCCTGAGAGATGGGACTTGCAAGGTCAGGTTCTCGAACTGGGTTCCGGCGTTCCCAAATGAGCTCTTTGATCACAAATATGTCTACGAAGAAATCGGCTACAACCTGAAACCGATAGACCTGCAGGCTTCACTCGGTCTTGTGCAGCTTGAAAAGCTTGAAGAGATTGGGAAGAGACGTCGTGAAAACTACTCTCGATTGATGAAGATCTTTGAGCCGTATGAGAGTTTCTTTCATCTGCCAAGAGCAACTGAGGGAGCAGACCCCAGCTGGTTTGCGTTTCCCCTCACCATTAAAGATAGAAAGAATTTCAGTAGAAGTTCTATCACGGGGTTTCTAGAAAGCAGAAAGATTCAGACAAGAACTTATTTTGCTGGCAACATTGCGCTACAACCAGCCTATGAGCATCTTGTTCCAAGAGAGAAAGCCATGAGTGACTATCCAATAGCGACCAAAGTCACGCTTGACACCTTCTTTCTAGGAACTTCCCCAGTGATAGACAGCGCTCAGCTTGACTATGTCAAGGAATGTGTTCAAGAATTCATGCGTATCAATAGGAAGTGACATGAAGATAGCCTTTCATTCGATGCAGCTTGGATATAGAGGCACCGAGATCACTATGTTTGACTATGCCTTCTACAACCAGAAGCTACTTGGTCATGAGTCGATAATCATTAGCCCCTCGACAAGGAACCTACACGCAAAATCGAAGTTTGATGAGCATTTCAAAGTTTTTCTCTATGACGATCCAATAAAGTACGACAGAAAAGATATTGCTGCTCGCAGGTCAATCACTGAAATATGTGAAAGAGAAAAAGTTGATGCCCTCTATGTCATCAAGGGCGGAGAGATTGATGGTTTCCAGTCAGACGCTTGTAGAAATTTAATACAGTGCGTTTTTAGATCGGATGAACCGCATGGAGACGTTTACTCCGTCCAGTGCGATTACATGAACTTGAAGCACGGAACAAACTGGCCTGTTGTTCCGTGCATGGTTCACTTGCCTGAGTCTTCAGAATCTCTCAGAGATAATCTCGGCATTCCTCAAGAAGCTTTTGTGTTTGGTCGTCATGGTGGCGTAGAAACGTGGTGGGATGGTGGTCCGAGCAAATGGGTCTATCAAGTCATAGAACACGCTTTGAATGCTCGAAGTGATCTATGGTTTGTCTTCATGAACACTCCGAGATTCACAACGCATGAAAGAGCCCTGTTTCTTGACCCTTCTACTGACCTACTGCACAAGTCAAAGTTTATCAACACTTGCGATGCAATGATTCATTCAAGAATCGATGGTGAAACTTTCGGACTAGCTGTTGCAGAATTTTCTATCAAGAACAAGCCTGTTGTTACGAATCCTGTTCACTGTGCAGACAAAGCACACATCATGATGTTAGGAGAAAAATGTCTACACTACTCTGACCCACAGCAGCTTGTTCGAATTCTTCTTGGAATAAACAAGGACTTTGTTCGGTCTAAAAACTGGGATGCATACTCTAACTTTTGCAAACCAGAACATGTGATGAAACAGTTCAAAACTCACTACTTGGAGTGCAAATGATAGAAGGTGATGGTCTGGAGTACGAGATACTTGTTGCTGCTGCGCAGCAGATTTCTCGTAACAATGTTCCAGGTTTGACTTGCGAAATAGGAGTCAGAATGGGACTTGGCTCGTTTCGGATCATGCAAGAAGTTCAGACAAACGATGAGAAGAGATTCGCAAATCAGCATGTTGCGATTGACCCGTATGGGTCAATTCCTTATTTTGACGATGTGCTTGGTGATCATGATGGTGGGTATTCTAACAACATGAGAAGGAAGACTGCTTCTTCATTGTTTCAAATAGCAGATCAGAATAACTGGAACATCAATTTCCTGTTCATCGAGTCAAGTGAATACTTCAGAAGGTATGCCGATGGTATACCAGTATATGATGACAGAAGCGGCAAGAAGTCAATTCTAGGAAAGTATTCTCTGGTTCACTTTGACGGACAACACACTCGTCAAGACGTGATAGATGAGTTTGTTTTCTTCGAAAACAAGATGAGCAATGGTGGTATCATGGTGTTTGATGATATTGAGACGTATAACCATGACGAGATAGAACGAGAATTTATTCTGAAGAACGCTAACTATAGACTGACGGCAAAAGGTCAAAGGAAGGCTGCTTACATCTTTGAGTTAGAAATCTCGCAGGTGAAACAGTGATAGTCTCACGGTGTCCCGTGAGGGTTTCACTAGCGGGAGGTTCTACCGACCTGGATCAGTTTTTGCAAAGGTACGGGTACGGTAGCGTTTTGAGCTTCTCCGCAAACATCTACTGTCACATTGCCTTGAATTTTGATCGACTTGGTCTCAACGGGCTTGATGAAAAGTATGTTATCAACTACATGAACAGGGAAGTTGTTGATAAGGTTTCAGAAATCAAGAATGACGTTGCAAGAGTTGTTCTTGATCACTACCGCGTGAACCCCACCACTCTATGGTTCACGAGCGATGTGTACTCCAGCGGTTCTGGACTTGCTTCTTCCACGGCATACCTGATAGCTCTTTTGACAGCAGTTCACAAGGGAATGAAGACCAACATAGAAAAAAGTGAGCTGTGCAGTCTTGCCCTAAGACTAGAAAGACAGTTTAACGGTCTCACAGGATATCAAGATCCTTACGGCTGCGGAACTGGTGGCTTTAACAGGTTGCACTTCTGGCGTGGCGGAAAGGTGGAAGCCGAAAGTCTTGAAGTCAAATTTCTTGATAACTTCAACATGTATCTTGTTAGCACAGGCACCAGCAGAAGCTCAACTGATGTCCTGAAGTCTATAGACACAGATAAGTGTAAGCCTCTTCTTGAGATTGTCGACAGGATGCACCAGTCGATTCTAAACAGTGATAGAAAGACTTTTCTGGAACTTATTTCTGCTGGTTGGGAAGAAAAGAAGAAGACAGGCAAGATTCTTGAAAACGAGAATGTCGCAAGATTAGACAACAGCTTGTCTAATGACAAAGACGTTCTTGCTCACAGACTGCTCGGGGCAGGCAATGGGGGATTTTTCCTTGTCTTCACTGAGAAGAACACAAAATTTGAAGATTCTCAAATGAAAAATGGAAAACGGGCAGTTAGAGTATCAGTGTGTACTGATGGTCCACAAGCATTTGACATGAGGTGAAAGATGAAAGTTGATGAACTCGTTAGTTGCATCAAGAAGATTAGTCCTGACAAGACATCTGAGCTGAGCCGACTTGTCGACAATCATGACAAGATTATCATACTCGGTAACGGTGGGAGCTCTGCAATTGCGAGCCACATCTCTCAAGATTACACGAAAAAGCTGAAAAAGACCGCCTTCACCTTCTCAGACCCTTCAAGATTGACGTGCTACATCAATGATTATGGGATGGAGAACGCTTACGCACAATTTTTGTTCGAGTTTAGCGACAAGAAATCACTCGTGATCCTGATTTCGTCATCAGGAAATTCTGAGAACATTCTGAGAAGTGCGGACTTTTGCGTCAAGCAGGGCATCAAGTATGTCATATTGACTGGTTTCAATGAGTCGAACAAACTCAGAACCCAATACTCAGGCTTTTCTTCTCTTGACATATGGGTCGATTCCAACGACTATGGTGTTGTAGAGTGCGTACATCAGGTCATTCTTCATGTTCCGGCGTAAGATCACATGATCTATTGTTTTGATATTGATGGGACAATCTGCACTTCAGTTGAAAGCGGTAACTATCAAGACGCTACACCCTTTCCTGACGTTCTTGTTGAGGTGAACAGACTCTATGAGGAGGGACACAAGATCATCTTCATGACAGCCAGGGGTTCAGTCTCGGGCAGAGACTTGACACAATTCACCGCCGAACAGTTGGGTGAGTGGGGTTTCAAGTATCATGAACTCATTACTAACCGAAAGCCACACGCTGATGTCTTCATTGACGACAAGGGAATCAACGCTGTTGATTGGAGAAAAAAACTGAATGTCAAATGATCGAGTGTTATTCGTAGATCCACAAAAGCACTACCCGCTAGCTACGAAGCTTTTCAAGAATGTCGACTATTACTGTCCCTGGGTGGAAGGTAACAAGATACCGACTGTTCAATCGGGTCTAATGAGCGACGGAAAGGCTACCGAGACATACGGGGTGAAGATTCTTGATGAGACAAGTCTCTCAGGTCCATATGACCTTGCTGTCATCAAGTGGCCCGTGAATTCTCTTGGGTATTGGATGGACGCAAGAGTACACTGCATAGCCCCGACAACAGTTTCCAATGAATCGGACATTGAGGGTCGAAGAGATCTTTTCCATTCTATTTTCAAGACAATCTCAAGGCTTGGAGTAAAGAAGGTCGCGATATTCGATGGAAATGACTCTCCACTGATCAAAAGAGGGATGGACTGGCTTGATGGACAGGGTTATCACGTTGACGCAGTCTTTAAGAGAGAGTATCGAAGAACGCACACGTATGAATATGACAAGAGAGTCCACCCTTTCCCGTTCTTCGGTGGAAGCGAAGGGAAAAGTGTTTGGAGACTCTTCGAGAACAGAGTCAAAGGGAACAAGGGAATCAATGGGTGTTTTTGGTCAGGTGCCCCCATCTATCGGTTCCAGACAGAAAGACCAGATGAGTGGTGTAATAGAAGAGACTTTCTTGTCGAGATCCAGAATTATCTCGTGATTAAGTCAGGACTTCCTCAGGAAGAGTTTCTGAATCAGTTCAATGAGTATCGTTTCTTCCTGCACTTGAAGGGAACCGGTCACCTATGCGGAAGATTCTTTGAGGGACTTTCTCGTGATTCTCTCTTGATAATGCAGGAGATGGACGTTGTTTTCCCGTTTGAGAGCGGTGATGGATTTCACGAGAAGTGCATAGTGAGCACACCGAGAGAGTTTGTTGAGAACATTCTACAGATAGCTAATGATCAAGACCTCTATGCAGAGTGCAAAATAAAACAAGAGTCGATACTTGAAAAGTACTATTGCTATGAGTGGATGAGAGACTACATCAGCCAAAGACTGTAGAAGTAGCAGCTTGGAGATCTCATCTTTGTCGATAAACAAAAGTAGCCTGGTGAGTCAACGTGTTTGAAAGAAAGAAGCTTGTCACTGGTTCATCCGGTTTACTTGGGAGCGAGATCATTGTTCTCGAAAGATCAGCAATTGGAATCAGCTCCAAGGAATGCGATCTCACAGATTCGAATCATGCTATCCTCACTCTGGAAGATGGACGAGTAGACACGGTCATTCACTGTGCTGCAAGGGTCGGAGGCGTGAAGGCTAATACTGACTATGTTGCTGACTTCTTTGACGACAACGTCAAGATGAACATGAACGTCTTGAATGCTTGTAGGGAGAAGAATCTGAAGCTTGTCTCTGTGCTCTCTACTTGCATCTACCCAGACGCGTCTTACGTGAAGTACCCGCTCACAGAGGATCAGCTTCACATGGGTCCTCCGCATCTATCGAACTTTGGGTATGCTTACGCAAAGAGGATGCTCGATGTCCAGAGTCGGGCTTACCGCCAGCAGTACGGTTGTAACTTCATCTCAGTCATCCCGAACAACCTCTACGGTATCAATGACAACTACGATCTCAACAGCGGTCACGTCATTCCAGCTCTCATCCGTAAGTTCCACGAGGCAATGCAAACAGGCAGGAATGAAGTTGTTGTCTGGGGGTCTGGACGCCCAATCCGCGAGTTCACCTTTGCCAGGGACGCAGCCAAGATCATTCTGTGGCTTGCAGAAAACTATGACGGTGAGGAACCAGTCAACATCGGTAATCCTGATTGGGTCTCTATCGAAGATCTTTCAATTATGATAGCCGAAGAGATGGGCTACGAGGGAATTGTGAGCTTTGATTCCTCAAAGCCTGACGGACAATATGAGAAACCATCATCAAACCAGAGACTCAGAGGACTTGGATGGGACGGACAGTACACCCCACTACGTCTTGGTTTGAGAGAGACAATAAACAGCTTCACCGAAAGATACCCTCGCGTTCGAGGTGTTACCATTAGAAAATGAAAACAGCTCTAATAACCGGCGTGACCGGTCAGGACGGAAGCTACCTTGCCGAGTTTCTTCTTGAGAAAGGGTATCGAGTCATTGGGGTAAAAAGAAGGACTTCGCTTCTAGCGACTGACAGAATAGACAACCTCCTCTCTCATTCAAACTTCCAACTTGTCTATGGGTCCATGAATGATGCAGGAGCCTTCTATCGTTTATTCGCAAACCAGAAGTTTGACGAAGTCTACAATCTTGCAGCACAGTCGCATGTCCGAGTTTCATTTGACGTACCTGAGGAGACAGTAGACACTGTTGCAATGGGGCCTCTTCGTCTTCTAGAGTGCATCCGAACAATGCAGCCTGAATGTCGTTTCTATCAGGCTTCTTCTTCTGAAATGTACGGTGATAACCCTGAGCACCCACAAAATGAGGAAACCCGGCTCATGCCGGCCTCTCCTTATGCCTGCGCCAAGGCCTTTGCTCACGGTCTCACTCGAAACTATCGTGAGGGTTATGGAATCCACGCGTCTTCTGGTATTCTGTTCAACCATGAGAGTCCACGGCGGGGCGAGACGTTTGTGACTCGAAAGATCACACTTGCGGCAGCCAGAATCAAACTTGGTCTTCAGAACAAGATTGCTCTTGGCAACCTTGACGCTCTACGAGATTGGGGCTACGCTAAGGACTACGTCGAGGTAATGTGGCTCATGCTCCAACAGGACAAACCTGATGATTACGTTGTTGCCACTGGTGAGACCCACACGGTCAGAGAATTCCTGAACGAAGTGTTTGATATTGCGGGTCTCGATGTGGACGAGCACCTTATCATCGATGAAAGGTTAAAGCGCCCTCACGAGGTCCCTTGGCTGGAGGGAAACTACTCAAAAGCAAGAGAAAAGCTTGGCTGGGTTCCCAAGACTACCTTCAAAGATCTTGCAAGACTCATGTTCGAATCAGACTTTAAGAATGAGACAGAGAGGATTAAATGAGCATAGCAGTTATCGGACAAGGCTTTGTCGGAGGCAGCCTCACGACAGTGTTTTCAGAGAGAGGTGAAAGGGTCTATGTGTATGACAAGGCTGGCAAGGTTGCGCAGGGAGGTACACCTTTCTTCACAAGACAGCTAACCGAGGAAGTTGTTACCCCGACTTCAATCACTGACTTTGTCAGAGAGTGTGAGGCAACTTCAGGATTTTCTGGCGTGTACTTCATTTGTGTTCCTACGCCCATGTACGAAGACGGTTCACCTGACACAAGAATTGTTGAGGACGTGCTTGAGCTCATCTCATCCGCCCCTTATGGAGCAGACAGTCCACAACGAATTGCGGTTCTAAAGTCTACTGTCCCGCCAGGTTCTACAGAGAAGTGGAACAAGCGTTTCAGTGATCTCGATCTTCACATTGTCTTCAATCCTGAGTTTCTCACCGAAGCAAATGCGCTTGATGACATGCGAACTCAGGGTAGAATAGTTCTTGGCGGCCCAAGACCGTATATCAACACTGTCAGAAATATCTTCATGAGAGCATTTCCAAAAGTTCCGATCATCAAGACAAGCTCCACCACTGCAGAGATGGTGAAGTACACAACAAACTGTCTTCTAGCGGTGAAGGTTGCTTTTGCGAACGAGGTTGCGCAAGTCTGCGAGGAGCTTGACAAAGAAGGCCTGAACGTTGACTATGATAAGGTTGTTGAATACATCAAGTTTGATCACCGTCTCGGTGAGACCCATTGGTCAGTTCCCGGTCCTGTTCCGACACAAGACGGTCGATATGTGAGAGGTTTCGGGGGTCACTGTTTTCCCAAGGATATTAACGCTCTCATGAGTGTCGCAAGAGGGTACGGGGTAAGACCGACAGTGATGCAAGCTGCATGGGACAAGAATCTTGAGGTTCGACCTCCTGAGGACAGGGACTGGGAGAAGCAGGTCGGTAGAGCGGTGAGTAAGAGAGATGAATAAGAACGGAGTGATTGCGGGGTCATTTGACCTGATACATCCGGGTTATGTTAGGATGTTCAGGGAAGCAAAGGAAAAGGCCTGTGACAGGCTGATTGTTCTTCTACAGGATGATCCCACCATAGACAGACCTTCCAAGTGTAAGCCTGTGCAGACATGGGAGGAAAGAGCTGAAGTTCTTTTGTCAATGAAGGACGTGGACGAAGTGTGGAAGTATTGCACTGAAAGAGAGCTGCAGACTCTTCTAGAGTCTCACAAGGAAGAGATTCACGTAAGAATCTTAGGATCAGACTACGTGGGCAAGAGCTACACTGGTGAAAAGGTTGGGATCCCGGTATATTTCTGTGACAGAAATCATGAGTACTCTCTCACAGATCTAAAAAGAAAAGTTTACTTTTCTATACACGGTAGGCAGTAACTTGAACAACTGAGACAGTCTGAATATCATTGGTTAGGAAGGAAACAAACATGTACGACTATCTTGTAGTAGGCTCTGGTCTTTTCGGCTCTGTCTTTGCTCATGAGGCTCGTCGAAAGGCAAAGTCAGTCCTTGTGATCGACAAGAGACCTCATATTGGGGGCAACTGTTACACTGAAGACCGAAACGGCGTGAATGTTCACGTATACGGTCCTCATGTCTTTCACACGTCTGACGATAGAGTTTGGAAGTTCGTGAATCAGTTTGTGAACTTCAACAACTACGTCGCTAGACCCAAGGTCAACTACAAGGGGAAGGTGTATTCCTTCCCAGTGAATCTCATGACGCTTCACCAGCTGTGGGGTGTGACTTCACCCGAAGAAGCAATGAGGAAGATTGATGAGGTTCGAGTTCCATGCGAGAATCCCCGCAATCTTGAAGAATGGATTCTCTCTCAAGTGGGAAGAGAAGTGTACGAGACTTTCATTCACGGCTACACTACGAAGCAGTGGAAGAGAGAGCCGAAAGACCTGCCTGCTGCAATCATCAAGAGACTGCCCATTCGCATGAACTATGATGACAACTATTTCAATGACACTTACCAAGGCATTCCAATCGGTGGATACACCGAGATGTTCAAAGGGCTGCTTCAGGGTTGCGACATTGCGCTCGGGGAGGACTTCTTTGCTGATAGAGAAAAGTGGGAAAAGTCTGCCAAGCGTGTGATCTATACTGGAAAGATTGACGAGTACTTCAACTATGAACACGGTGAGCTCGATTATCGCACTCTTCGCTTTGAACACCATCACCAGGCTGGGGATTACCAGGGAATCGCAGTGATGAACTACTCTGATGTCTCGGTCCCATACACAAGGATCACTGAGCATAAACACTTTCAGGTCCAAGACGTTCACAAGATTTCTAACACGATCTGGACGAAGGAGTACCCTGACGATTGGCATCGAGGAGCTGTTCCCTACTATCCGATCAATGATGAGAAGAACAATGAGATCTATCGAAAGTACAAGGAGATTGCGGATAACACCGAGGGGGTTCTCTTCGGCGGACGTCTTGCAGAGTACAAGTACTACGACATGCACCAAGTGGTCGGCTCTGCACTGCAGAAGTCCCGGAGGGAGATTGGAGTCTGACTTTCCGACTGGTAAACCCCACGTCTCTTACTCAGAGGTAAGCTGTTGGCACGGGTGCGGATGGAGGCACAAGCTCTCCTACATTGACAAGGTCCAGCTACCTGAGCAGGACTGGATTCACGCAGACTTCGGAAAACATGTACACGCAGGCGTGGAGAACTACCTGAAGACTCGAGCAATGGACATTCCTGCCGTCACTAAACTCATCGAGGATGACTGGGCAGCGAGGAATCGTCCGGATGTCGAGAAGTGGAAGACCTGGGCGGTGAATATCCTCACCGACTTCCCAGGCTGGCTTGACAAGGAGTACCCTGGGTGGGAGCTCCTCGGGGCCGAGCTTCCCCTCTATGAGGACATCCCTGAAGAGGACCAGATCAAGTTCAAGGGATTCGTGGACTCCGTTATCCGTGTCCCGCTCAACGAAGAGAAGACGAGATGGAAGGTCTGGATACTTGACTGGAAGACAGGTCCCGCTTACGGTTGGCGCAAGGAGAAGCTGGAGGACGATCTTGTTCTTGCCCAGCTCTGGCTCTACAAGAGTTACCTTCTTCGAAAGCTTGAACTGCAGAGTCGTGAGGTGGGATGCGCATTCGTGGTCCTGAAGAAGGGAGCAAAGCTCGGTAACACCATCTCAAAGTATGAGATATCTGTCGGTCCCAAGCCCATGGAGAAGGGCGAGAAGCTCGTCAAGGACATGGTCAGCGGAGTCAGACGCGGAAAGCATCTGAAGAACAAGTACAATTGCGAGTGGTGCGACTTCGGTAAGCAAGGACTCTGCACTCGTTAGTCGAAAGTTTTTACGCTTTTGCACTCCGTGGTGAATATACGCACACGGAGCAGCTGTGAAGAAGAAGAAAGTCTTAATACTGTCTGACCACGCCCTCTCGACAAGCGGCGTTGGAAACCAGACTCGGCACCTGGTCAACGGACTCCTGAAGAAGGGTGGTTACACCTTCAGGCAGTTCGGTGCCGCCATAAAGCACACCGACTATTCTACGGTGATGGTGAACGAGGATTTTATCATCAAGCCGATTGACGGCTTCGGTGATAGGAACCTCATCCGTGTTGCGCTTGCGACCGAGAAGCCTGACATCCTCCTCATCTTCACCGACCCTCGGTTCTTCACGTGGCTCTTTGAAATGGAGGACGAGATTCACCAGGTCTGTCCCATTGCTTGGTGGCATGTCTGGGACAACTACCCGTCTCCTGATTTCAATGCCCCCTACTACAGGGGGACTGACCTCATCAACTGTCACTCTCATCTCACGTACGAGATCGTGAGCGAGAAGCACCCAGGGAAGACAAACTTCATCCCACACGCGATCCCTCCTGAGCACTTCTCTCCGATGCCGAGCTACCTGAAGATGTTCCACAAGACAAAGCTCTTTGGGCAGGAGAAGGCAGACCACTTCATCGGGCTCTGGATCAATCGAAATGCCCGCCGCAAGCGCCCATCAGATGTTGTCCACTCTTGGAAGATTTTCCTCGATGACCTGAGAGCAAAGCACGGTCATGACAAGGCAACCCTCATCATGCACACGGACCCTCTTGACTCTGAGGGTCCGAACCTCATGGAGGTTGCCAGGCATTTTGGGGTCGAGAACAGGGTCGTCTTTTCGAGTGAGAGGGTTGACTACGAGAAGATGAACGTCCTGCATAACGTGAGCGACTTCTGCGTCAACATCTCATACGCTGAGGGTTTCGGTCTCTCCACCCTGGAGGCTATGACGGTAGGAAACCCGATAGTCGCTCTCAAGACAGGTGGTCTCACGAGGCAGGTGGTCGATCACAGGGACGGCACCGAGAACGGTGTTGCTCTCGATGTCGAGCTGCGGTCGCTTGTCGGATCACAACAGGTCCCATACATCTACGAGGATTATGTCTCCTCGGACACGACAGCAAAAGCGTACATGAAGCTGTATGAGATGGGCCCCGACGAGAGGAAGAGGCTCGGTGAGAAGGCAAGGGCCTACGTGGAGTCCGAGTTCAGCTACCAGAAGACCATTGACGAGTGGGACAGGACGCTATGCAATCTCCACGATAACTGGAAGAGAAACTGCGCTTGGGAGGTGAAGGCTCTATGAAAACGGCTCTTATCAGGGGACCAATACTCTCGAAATCAGGGTACGGGACTCACTGTCGACAGGTGTTCAAGTGGCTGCTCAGTGCTGGCTATGACGTCCAGTGCAACATCACGCCCTGGGGAGTGACATCGTGGTACGTGAACCCCGAGGATCTCAATGGTCTCGTGGGAGAAGCGATGAGACGGACCGGACGAGACCCAAAGGGGGTCGACCTCACCGTCCAGGTACAACTTCCTCACGAGTGGGAGCCTAATCTCGGAAAGTTCAACGTGGGAGTGACTGCAGGGGTCGAGACCACAAGGGCGCCTGAGCATTGGGCAGAATGCGTTAGGAGGATGGATCTTGTCATCGTCCCATCAGAGTTCTCAAAGTCGGGGCTTGTCGCCGCAGGAGCGCCTGCCGAAAAGATCACCGTAGTGCCGGAGTCTTTCTCCGACAACCTTCTCGATGCAACACGGGACACACTGAGACACTTGCAGTTGGATGAGGTGGTAACCCCTTTCAACTTCTTGATGTTCGGTCAGGTGACATCGAGAGAACCTGAGACAGACAGGAAGAATCTCCTCTACGCCGTGAAGTGGTTCTGTGAGGAGTTCAGGGACAACAAACAGGTCGGTCTCATAGTGAAGACAAACCTGGGCACTTCATGCGTCTTTCACAGGATGCAGCTTGAGCAAATGTTCTCTGCTCTAGTGAAGGAGGTCCGTACAGGAGATTACCCGAGAGTTTACCTCCTCAACGGTGACATGTCGAACGAGGACTGCGCTTCTCTCCTGCTCTCTCCCAAGGTGAAGTCAATGGTGAGTTTCACAAGGGGAGAAGGATTTGGGCTTCCGCTCATCGACGCCGCCGCGGCTGGGCTGCCGGTCATTGCGACCGGCTGGTCAGGGCACACGGAATTTCTCGGACTCGGCAAGTACTCAAAAGTCTCCTACAGCCTTGCGCAGGTCCCACACGAAAAGCTTGGGAAAGAGATATTCGCAGAAGGCTCCCAGTGGGCAATGCCACATGAGGAAGACGCAAAGAAGCGGATGCGGAAGATGTACGAGAGTCAGTCTGTCCCAAGAGAGTGGGCGAAAGATTTGAGAGAAAAGGTCCAGAGATCTCACTCTTTCGATTCCATCAGCAAGCATTACGACAGGGTGATTGGGAGGGCAGAGTGATCTATGTCCTTGCCGCTCTCTTGGCCGTTGAGACTGTTGCTCTCTCGTTTGCTGCTTACCATGCAGTCAAGTTTGGTCTCATGGTTATCAGAGTGCAGGACTCTGTCGAGGAGTGCCTTGAGGTGCTCGACAAGAGGTACGATTCAATAGCAAAAGTTCTTCAGATACCGCTCTTCTACGACTCTCCCGAGATAAAGAGAGTCCATGATGACATCAAGGCATCGAGGGACGCGATTCTCTACGTCGCAAATGTGATCAGCAAGGTAGAGGAAGAAGAGGTCTCTCAAAATGAACGGTAAGAAGAGAATACGGAGGTCGAAAGACACTCCACCGAAGGACCTCTACTTTGGTCCTGACCAGCAGCAAGCAATCAAGGAGTTCAAGCACTCCTCGGACCACAAGGTGAAGGAGGTGATCTATAACGACAGGATAGTCCCAGCCCTCAACAAGCTTGTTGAGAACCTCATCTACATCTACGGATTTGCTGCTTCCACCGATAACATACCTGAGTTGAAGAACGACTGCGTGAGCTTCCTCTACGAGAACCTACACAAGTTCGATGAGACGAGGGGAACGAAGGCTTTCTCGTACTTCAACGTGATTGCTCGAAATTGGCTCATCATACACTCAAGGAGGAGATCTCGTTTCACCACAAAGCATGTCTCGCTTGATGACCATGAGTCACTCTCCGCAAAGGACAAGAACTCAATTGCAAGTCACTCCATCGTGGAGTCTCCTGACGAGATCATGATAAAGCAGCGTCAGCGAGAAGAGGTGAGAAACCTCTTCGAAATGATCTCCAACCGACTTGTTGAGGAGCATGAGAAAGCCTGCATGCAGGCAATTATCACGGTATTCGAGCAGCTGGAGGAGATCGACCTCCTCCATAAGAGAGCAATCTTCATCTACGTGAGAGACATCTCGAACCTCAACTCGAAACAACTCTCTTCTGCAATGTCTGTGATCAGGCGTCACTACAAAGACTTAGTTAAGAACGGACACGGAGTTCTCTAATGGCCAGCGTTGACGATCTCATCAGGAGAGCGGAGGAGAATCAGAAGAAGGTCGGTGACTTTGCCGATCTCATTGATTCAATAGAGTCGGTAGACGACAAGAGAAAGTTCCTCTGGAAGGAAATCTACCAGAATGCTGTGACAGACAGGGAGAACGCACATGCTCTCTTCATTGGTCTCTATCAGCAGATGGGCGGGACATCCTCCGAGCACCTCACAATTGGAGCAACTCTCACCAAGTACCTTGAGAGGATGAGCAAGTCTAATGAACAGCTTCTGAAGCTTGCAGACATCATCCGTTCGTCTTCGGAAGAGAAGAAGCTCACCCCTGACGAAATCTTTGAACAGATATCTGGCTGATCAATGGCTGATATCAACTCTATCTCGAACAATCTCGGAGCTCGAAGCGAGGCAAAGCAGCTTCAAGGAGCTGACTCAAGAGGTCTCAGTCCTTTCGAAAAGGGCGTTGTCACCAAGATTGTCCTGGACCAGTCCCAGATACCTCTCATTGCAAGCTCAGTGAAGGGCATAGACCCCGCCGTCCAGCTCGATAGGCTTCCAAGAAACACGCTTCTCGTGAGGAGGATCACAGACGGAGCAGACTCTGTCGGGCAGTCTCTGTGCATTGCCTACCCGTTCTTCTCTTCTCATGTTTCGATGCCTGTCAAGGTCGGTGAGACGGTGTGGCTCATCTTTGACAGGGACATCAGGACTGTTGGTTACTGGCTCACTAGAGTTCACGGTGACGAGTACTCAGAGGATCTCAATTTCTCACACTATGACCGTGGCATAGTCCCAAAGGCTGAGCTGAAGCAGACCCCTGGCACTGCGGAGAAGGCACAGGCTCTGCCGAGCGGTAATGCACCTGCCACAGACGACTTTCCGAACTTCTCACTGAGACAGGAGACAAGTGGCAAGAACGAGTACGTGAAGATACTCGACGAAGCAACTGCAATCCCACACAAGCTCGAGCCTGTCCCGAGGTACTCAAAGCGCCCCGGTGATCTCGTGATACACGGCAGCAACAATGCCATGGTTGCTCTCACGACTGACAGGGGATGGAATCGTGATGAGGACCCATCAGCGTCACGATCAAAAGTCCACGAATCACCGGGATCATTCTCTGGCGCTGTTGACATAGTTGCCGGTCGCTCCAGGTGGCTTTCGAACAACGAGAAGTCTCGAACTGTCCCCGATATCATGACAAACTCTCGTGGTTTCATCGAGGTCTCGAAGGACGTTCGAAAGAAGCCAGGCTTGACGCAGGTCGAGGGAGACCCCGACTTCGACCAGGACGCGTCACGCATCTACATTGTAATATCTTCTCCCCTTGACGAGAGGTTGTCCCTTGCAGACTTCATGCCCGTTGTACCGGGCGAGGAATCTTACAGGGAGTTTCCACAGAACAATTCAGGAATTGCGATTAAGTCAGACCAGGTGAGGATTGTGGCCAGGAAGGACGAGGCTCATAACATAAACGGTTCGATAAAGATCATCAAAGAGGGAGAGAAGTCCGACACCGGAGACCATGCAGCAATATCTCTGTTGGAGGACGGGACAGTAATTGTCACCGGCTCAAAGATATTCATCGGGAAATCTGCAGCTGACGGCGGACTTGAGGAAGGAGACGAAGAAGCACCAGGCAAGACCCAACCCTACGTGAAATACCAGCAGCTGAAAGAGCTTCTCGAGACCTTCCTGGGCAACATCGACTCTTTCTGCGCAAAGCTACAGACTCACACCACACCGGGTTACGGTGCTCCATCAGTGCAGATTCTTGACGCTGCCACCACGTTGAAATCCGATATCGCAAGCAGGAAGTCAGAGATACCTGATATCAGAAGCAAGAGAATCTACGGAGAATAAATGCCAGTTGTAGCACCGGGGAAAATCACGCTCGGAAACTCAATACTGAACGCTCTCAGGGAGTCCAGGGACCTGGGTCGTGAGGACAACGCTGATTCTGACGCAATAATCTCGCAGCTTGCGTCAGACCTCACTAACGCAATAGATTCTTACGTTACGTCAATAGTGGTCACCATAAACCCAGGCCAGGTTGTCAGTACAGTCGGCACGTCAGGACCCACTGTCGGCTCAACAATCTCACCGGGAACATCTTGATGTTCATAGTTATGAGCTGGAGGTGAACGGGTGTCAACACCGAGAACTTACAGCTTTAAGTCTGTCGGTGAGACACCTCAGGATGTTCGAGAGAGGAACGTTCAGGCTTCAAGATCCCCTCCGATTGGTATAAAGACCCCCCTTGAGCTCGGAGACGGTCCTGACGGTCTGCTGAAGATGACTTACCGGGTCGAGGACGCAGTTTCCGACAACATCAGGAACCTGATACTCACCAACAAGGGTGAGCGTCTCATGGATTACAATTTCGGGGCTAACCTGAAAGAGCTCACCTTTGAGCTCGGCAGCGAAGAGACCGACCTCGAGGCGGTTACAAGAATCAGGGAGTCTGTGAGCAGATACTTCCCTTACGTGAGTCTAGAGACTTTTGAACCTTTCAATGAGTTTGCCACAGATAACAGCGTAGCAAAAGTCGGGGTCAGAGTCTCTTATCGCATACCTCTAATCAATCAGACGGAGAGGAAGATTGAAGTCATCCTCTATTCGGTGGGATAATGGCTGCAAACACTAAGAAATCGCCTATCAGGTCTTATCTTGCCAAGGACTACAACGACTTCAGGTCGGAGCTCCTGAAGTACGCGAAGACTTTCTTTCCAGACAAGATACAGGACTTTAGTGAAGCTTCTGTGGGCGGTCTCATGCTTGACATGGCCGCGGCTGTGGGCGACAATATGTCGTACTACCTCGACCACCAGTTCAGGGAGCTCTCGTGGAGTGAGGCCGTCGAGGTCCAGAATGTCGAGCGTCTTCTCCGCAATAACGGAGTGAAGATCATCGGTGCAACTCCCGCTACTGTGACGCTCACCTTCTTCATCGAGGTGCCCGCGACCAACTCAGCGGGTAGGACAGTTCCTGATAGGACTTCTCTTCCTGTGATACTAGAGAACACCGTGGTAGACTCTTCGAATGGAGTGAGCTTCTCAACCATAGAGGACCTCGATTTTGCAGATTCTGACAGGTTCGGCAATCTCTTCGCAAAAGTGCAGGTGGGAGAGACCTCTTCATCAGGAATACCGCTCACTTTCATCCTCAGCAGGAACGTGGTAGCCGTTTCTGGGAGGATCTACACGGAGCAGTTCACTTTCCCATCAAGCTACCAGCCTTTCAGGACAGTGCAGCTCACTAACGCAAACGTTAGCGAGGTTGTCAGGTGCTCCGACACTGACGGAAACAGTTGGTATGAGGTCGACAGTCTCACGCAGGACACGGTGTTTCTCGGAGTCATCAACAAGGACGATGACAACAATCTCGTGAGAGAGAGCCTCGAGGTTGTTCCTGCTCCGAGAAGGTTCATCACAAATGTCAACCTACAGTCAAGGAAGACTACTCTCCAGTTTGGCGGAGGCGATCCCACATTTGCCGACGATGACGTCTTCCCAGACCCATCGAAGCTCTCTCTTCCGACTTACGGAAGGAGGACAGTGCCGAAGTTCTCTCTCGATCCAAACTCTCTTCTGAGAAGCAAGACTCTTGGAATATCTCCTGTATCGACCACGCTGACGGTGACATACCGTGCCGGCGGTGGAATCGATCACAATGTCGGAGTCAACACCATCAGATCGATCAGGTCAATAAGGATTGAATTCAGGAACTCTCCTGCCGCTTCGATAGCAAGCTCGGTGAGAGCGTCACTCGATGTGCTGAACAGCTCACCAGCTACCGGTGGCGCTCCTGCCCCGACTATAGACCAGCTCAGACCCCTGATACCTGCCGCCAGGAATGCACAGCAAAGGGTGGTAACAAAGGCCGACCTCATAGCAAGAGTGTACTCACTGCCCTCAAAATTTGGCAGCGTGTTCCGAGCGGGAGTGAGGTCCAACCCAAACAACCCTCTTGCGTCGCAGCTCTTTGTCATGTCACGGAATGAGAGCGGAAAGCTGATACAGTCTCCCGACACACTGAAGAGAAACATACAGAAATATCTCAATGAGTACAGACTTATCTCTGACGCGATAGACGTTGTCGACGCAAGGGTTATAAATTACTCGGTGAACGTTTCGATCATTCCGACACCTGACGCAAATGTCAACAACGTGATTAGGGACGTCATTCTTGTAATACAGGAGAGGCTCAGCATCAGGAACTTCCAGATAGACCAGTCTCTCCAGATCTCTGACATCGTGAATGCGGTGATAAATGTCCCGGGAGTTCTGTCCATCACGAGACTTGACTTCCAGGGCCTGAGAGGACAGGTAGACGGAAGAGAATACTCTGACGTCTACTTTGACATCAACGCAAACGTCATCAAGGGACTCATCATCGGCCCACCGGGCTCCATCTTCGAACTGCGGTATCCGAATTTCGATATCGTGGTCTCAACAGGATAACAAGATGTTCGTCATTGTCACTGCATCCGCCGATACTTACATCACCGACAAGCTGATAGACTCAATCAGGGTCGTGTCAGGGAACGTCGGAAGAGCAAGCACTCTCGATATCTTCAAGCTCTATGACGAGTCCACAGCGGTGACTGGGGCAATTGAAATCTCGAGAGCTCTCCTAGATTTTGACTACTCGAGGCTTCGGAGCCTGTCTTCATCTTCCCTGAGCCTGAATAACTTCAAGGCCTACCTGAAGATGACCAGTGTCAGCACTGGTCAGCCTGTCCCATCGAACTTCACGCTGTCTCTCTTCCCGCTCGCTAGAGACTTCAACGAGGGACTCGGAAGAGATATTGTTTCATTTGCTGACGTGGATCAGGCAAACTTCCTCTCTTCGAGCACCGAAACTTCGTGGTTTGTCACTGGTGCAACAAAGGGCGGATTGCTCGGGTCTAATGACGTTGACTACTACACGTCAGGAAATTTTGGGAGCGCCGAGGGACTTCATAGCTTCGAGAAGAAGCAGACTTTCGAGGTTGGGAACGAGGACTTGAAGATCGATGTGACAGAGTTTGTCTCGGCCTCAATAGTCGGCCTTCTTCCGCGCAGCTCGTTCAGGTTATCTTTCACCGGCAGTCAGGAGACAGACGGCGTCACCAGGTTCGTGAAGCGTTTCGCGTCGAGACACGTGAAGAACTCCCTTGCAAGACCGCGTATCGAGGTGTTCTTTGACGACAGCAGGGTCGATGACAGAACTTTCGCGACTTTTGACGTATCGGGAACTCTCTACATTTCAAATTACGTTCGCGGAGCAAGGTCAGACCTGGTCTCAGGCAGCTCACTCGCAAAAATCAAAGGCGCAAATTGTCTCCTGCTTAGACTCAGCACAGGCTCGTACTCTCAGTACTTCACGGGATCACAGGACCTCGCTTCGCAGTACGTCACTGGTGCTTACTTCTCGCCCTTTGTCATCAGGTCAAACGACTCTTCCGTAGTGAGTGGCTCCGTGAAACTCTCGGACCACGTCCTTGCTTCAGGCTCAGTGACGTTCGATGAGGTCTGGTCATCTCTTGACAGAACCGTGATATTCAGGAGTGGATCCCTCAAGGTCAGCAAGAATGACGCCCAGGGTAACATCTACCGCGAGGGACACCTCACTGTCAGGTGCTCAGGACCCGCCGACTCTCCGCCTGATACCAGGGTTCTGGTGAGGTGCAAGTTCTTCGACCTTCTTACGGACGAGAGAGCAGTGAAATACTCGATTATCAGGTCCCCCGACCCAGTTGTTGGGCACTACAGGATCGTGGACCTACACAGCGGTCAGGTCTACATCGATTTCGATGAGACTGGGACAAAGCTTTCGCTTGATGACCAGGGAAATTTCTTTGAGTTCTACAGTGACAGCGTTCCATACGGAAGACCAGTGAAGTTCGAGTTCAGGGTCGATCACTATGGGCTTCGGAGGTTCATCATGGACCCCGGTTACACTTTCTCCCTGAGGAACTAAATGGCTGTCTTCAAGAGACCGGCTGGATTCCCGCTGAAGCAGGCATCAGGTGCCCCCGAACTGCGTCTTAGGGGCAATGACCTTGTCGAGGTCACTTCAACGACAGCATCATTCAGGTTTGATCCGCCCGGATCCCCTCTCAGGTCAACGCAACAGGTTCCGCTCGACTGGGATCGTTTCGAGGACCACACCTTCTTCAGCTCAGCTGAAGTCTCTGTCAATGTTGCCTTTGACACGATCATCAACAACTTCCCGTTTGATGGTACATCAGGGGAGATAAACTCTTTCATAGACTCTCTCACGGGGTTTGAGAGAAGAGTCTACGAGAGGTTCCCAAAGAGCCTCAACTCATTGTCTTTCAGGAACAGCAGCTACGTTTCAGTGAACGACATAGCGGGTGCAAGTCTCCCGCTCCTCTCGAAAAGAGATGACGGTGGCGCGGTCCTCGACCCAGGAGCAGGATCTCTGTCACTGCAGTTCAAGCTGTTCGTGCCAGGAGAGTCAAATCCGAGCTCGACGGTGTTCCAACGTTTGTCAGGTTCAAGCGGGTACTCTCTCTTCCTCTCGCAGTCGAACTCCGCTCTCTCTGCATCTCTCAATTTCTATGCAACGTCTGGGAGCGCTGTCCTCAACACGTCTGGATTCCTTTCAAAGGGAACGTGGAACGATGTCTGCGCACAGTTCAATAGGAAGCCGGGAGTCAACAGGCTCTTCCTCTACCTGAACGGTGAGCTTGTCTCATCGTCGTCTACTTCATACGAGTTCTCTGATTTCGACACTCGGGGGACCGTCTTCCTAATTGGTAGCGGTAGTCGTCACGCCTCAACAGGCTTCAACTTTGTCCCGACGTCCACCCTCAGCGGATCTGTTGACGACTTCAAATTCTACCACAGGGCAAGAACACAGGACGAGATAAAGTCGGTTCTTTCTGCTTCCGCTGAGCCTTCTAGTCACCTGAAACTCTACTACAAGTTCAATGAACCGTATGGGACATACTCACAGTCATCGTTGGTACTGGACACGAGCGGTAACGGTCTCCACTCTCACGTCAGCAATTTCTCAAATTCTCTCAAGGACGGATCAGACGGACGTCCCAGCGTCATAGAGAGGGCTCTTGAGAACCCCATCCTGTTCCCGGACTTCCCAGCCCTAGTCACTCTAAACACAGAGCTCCTCACTAGCGCTTCTCTCTATGACGAGACAAACCCGAATCTCATAACAAAGCTGGTTCCTAAGCAGTACTTTGCTCTCGGGCAGCTTTCGCAGGGATTTGAGACCGAGGAAGGTCCTGTTGTTGAGCAGTATCCTTACGAGGGAGACGCTCCCAGGAGCTCGAAAATCGGCCCCGCGCAGATACTCTCAAGCCTACTGTATATCTGGGCAAAGCAGTTTGACGAGAACAAGATCTATCTCGATCACTTCTCGAAATTCGAGAGCCTTGAGTACAATGCCACAGGATCGATTGCGAGTACATTCATCCCACTCCAGGCAAGGAGCTACGGATTCGAGCTTCCGCAGCTCTTCACTCCGACGGACCTGAGAAGCTCGGTCTACGGTGACGATATTGGGATAAACCCCAACGAGGGACTGCAAACTCTCGGAGATATTCAGGGACAGATCTGGCGCAGGATGGTCGCAAACATACCGGACATCCTACGAAGCAAGGGAACAATACACTCCGTGAAGAGCATAATCAGGTCATTCGGAGTGAACCCGGACACCTCACTTCGAGTGAGAGAGTACGGCGGTGCTCGGGGCGGTTTCATTGAAGGGCGCCGTCAGCGCAGGGACTCAACAGGAAAGGTTGCGGTGACTGGCAGCTGGCTCATCACTTCACCCTACCTCTCGGGATCAAGGATCGAGCCCGGGTTTCCGATCACCCAGGGTGTTATCGGAACTGGGGGATCTAGCGTGGCTTCCGACGGTCTCTTCACTACAGGCTCCTGGGGCTGGGAGGGAGTCTACAGGTTCCCCGATAGCAGGACTGAGTCTGCGAAGGAGTCCCTGGTGAGGTTCTACTCCACGGGGTCCACCGGGAAGAGCATAATGCTCAATGTTGTCGCTGTCCCCAGCAGTTCATACTCAGAGGGACTCGCAACAGTGACCCTCTACGGGGCGTACTCAGACTCTTCTTCAAACCCGTTTACCCTCTCGGTCACCGGCTCCCACATATTCAACGGTGAGAGGTGGCAGCTCAGCATCGGAAGGAAGAAAGAGACAGATACGAGGAGCTCGTGGTTTCTCAGGCTCGGAAGCACCAACGGCGGAGAGATATCCGAGGCTTACGAGTCAACCCTGATGGTCACTTCTGCCGCTGGCAGCGACCTCTTCTCAAGAGTCACTTCCACCCTGAACTCGTCAGGGTCATTCTTCGTGGTCGGTGAAGAGAGCAGCGTCTCGAATAACTCACCCCTCCTTACCGCCACAAACTACTCCGCAGCTCTCACTGGATCTTTCACCGGTGAGATATCGAGCGTGAGGTTCTACTCGAAGAACCTCGACAGAAGAGAGTGGTTCGAGCACCTCAGGAATCACGAGTCTCTCGGCGTGCGGAATCCACTTACCAATTTTAATTACGTAACAAGCGAGTCAGGGTCTTTCGAGAGACTCCGAGTTGACGTCCCGTTCGACCAAGACACAGTCACAGCGGGATCAGGCGGGAGCATTTCGTTCATCGACTACTCCCAGAACAACCTCCATCTCACTGGGTCCGGATTCCAGTCGAACCAGACAGTCATTGACTACGACGACGTAATCTTTTCCAGTCTCGAGCCGAAGTTTGACGAGCGTTCAGCAGACACTAAAGTGAGAGTGAGGTCCTGGCGGTCATACGAAAATGTCGAGAAGTACGGGGGCGAAGTAGGACCTGTTTACGAAGTGCCGGTGAATGAGGAGGGTAATGACGACATGAGGTTCGGCATTGAAATCTCCACGGTGAAGGGTCTTGATGAGGACATCATCAGGATGTTCTCTGACTACCAGAGCATCGACAATGCCATCGGCAGCCCGACAAATCTCTTTGACGAGGACTACCCTGAGCTCGAAGACATGAGAGACATTTACTTCAATCGACTTACGGGGAAGATAGACATGAGGAACGTGTTCCTCTTCTCAAAGTGGTTCGAGGAGAATATCGGCAACTTGATCGAGCAGGTTCTTCCCGCAAACACTAGATATTTCGGAACAAACTTCGTTGTTGAGAGTCACATGCTTGAGAGACACCGCGCACGGTATCACTGGGGAGATCTATACCTCGGAGAGAATGATAGGGTCGGTCTCAGGGGCACGATCGGTCTCAACCAGCTTCTAGCAACCATAAAGAGGGCTTGATGGCAAGTACGATATCAGGGTCAGTCCAGGCAGAGAACAGCAGGCAGGGCGTAGAGATCAACGGCTTCGCGCAGGTCTTTGCATCGGCTCTCCCGCGAATCCTGTCTAACTCGACTCCGAGTCTCGTCCTCGATGGGAAGCCCATTGCTGACACCGAGTACTTCGACGAGACAGTCACCACACAGATCTCATCGAAGAAGCTCGAGAGAGCACCTAATCACAGGGCCGAGAAGAGAGACCTCGGTGTCCCAAAGACCCACTACGATGACACTCCTTTCGAGGAGATGGCTCCGCTGGACCCTGTGACATACGTGGCAGACGAAAATTATGACGTGAGGTACCCGATCGTCCTTGACGCGGTCTCTCCCATAGACCCGGGAGTCTACGACGGAGTACTCGAGCCCTTCGCGATCCGCGACATTGCGACGAGGACAAACAACGAGTCCCCTTTCGAGTCAAGGAGGGTGAGGGGCACCTGGGCAAACGCACACGAGGACCTCCTCGGCAGGTCCGTTCCGATCGAACAGAGAGTGTACTACGAGGGCTACCAGGGAGAGACAAGGGCTTACCAGGAGTTCGGTGACAACCTCGACCGTCCCCTCGACGCGAAGTTCACCTACTTCCCTGACGAGCCCCTCCTCTCTGTCCCTTTCGAGGACAGTGACGATGCGACCCTCATGGCGAGCAGAGTCTCAGACGACTCATTCGTAGCGGTCCTCGAGAAGGCGACAGGGTCTTACACGAAGTTCGGCTCGAACTTCAGGTCAACGAATAACGGCTACACTTTCAGGGACACTGAGAACGGCACTGACTCGCTGGCGTTCCTCGACAGGCTCTCGTACTCATCGGGTTCATCACCCTTCAACTCGAGGCAGAGAGTCCTGAGGAGATCCTCTCCTGTGAATATCGGGTTCTCCGATTCGGACACAGTGAGCAAGACTTCTCCCTTTGACGCGACAAGGGTGATCGAAGGATCGCAGGTCTACTACCCTGGAGCGCAGTCAAGAAGTGCCGAGGTGAGCGGATACAAGAACCAGGACATCTCGACAGTCACGCTTTCGAGCCTCATACAGCGAAACGTCCCTGAGATATCAGAGGACATCTCACACCCTGAGTTCAAGGACGATATCACGAAGCAGGACCTCCTTCTTCCTGACGGAACACAAGGAAAGTCTTTCTTCAAGATCGACATCTCGAGCAAAGCAAGCTGGGACCCTGCTCACGAGGTCTACCAGCTGGGTCCCACGACCTACGACTTCAGGGACTCAGTTGTCGCGCACTGGAACTTTGAGGCACCGGTCACTGGCTCCGGTAACGGGACGGTCGAGGACAAGAGCGGTAACGGTCACACAGGAACTCTCTATGGCGACGCAAGTGTTAGACTAGACTACGCGCCTGGCCCCATCACCAGTCGTGGAAATCTAAACTTGGAGAGAAACAGCACTAACAGCACGAATCATGACTACTTGAAAGTCTCAGACTCTCAAGATTTTCATTTTGAAATAAACAAAGGTAAGACCATCAGCTTCTGGGTCAGACCTGCAAATCTGTCAGGCACGCAATATGTCTTTGCAAAGATCAACGAATACTATTGCAGCATTAATTCAAGCGGTAACATTGAATTTCAAATAGACGGAACAGGTGGGACCAGCTCAATAAACGCAGTCACTACAGATTCACCTATTTCTGCAAACAAGTGGTATCACATCACTGTGACTTATGGCGGCAGTGATCAGAGTTCTATATCGATTTACGTCAATGGGTCGGTTTCTAATAGCTCAAAGTCTTCAGCAGGCACATTCACTGCCCCCAATTCGTCGACTTACGACCTCGTAGTTGGAGCTGTTTCGACTACTCAGTACACAAATGACTTCGTAGGAAGAATAGCATCATTTGAGCTTTGGAACAAGGCGCTCACTGCTAACGAAGCTCTGGCCATCTACAAGCTCCAACTCCAGGGCACCCAGTACATGGGCCGCACGGACTCGAGGATGGCGTCTCTCACGAAGACCGCGAACTGGGCAGGTGGTAGCCTCTTCCTGTCCTCGGCGTTCAGGGGAGTATCGAGCTCTTTCGACCGCTACAACGGTCACGAGACCGGCATCGCAGGAACAGGCTTCTACTACTACTCACCCTTCTACAAGCGGTGGGTCGAGAAGAGGTCCGACCACGCGACTTCAATATCCAACAGTCGATACTGGACTGGGGCTGGCGGGAACACGAGGGATAAGGACGAAACAGGGTCGACAAATGCGATAGAAATTAACACTGCGGAAGAAGTCACCAACGCTGCTGGTAATCGTGTTGACATAAATCAGTTTGATCTGGCAAGACTAAGAATAGACGACTTGTTCAGCGTTGATCTTAGTTATTGGCTTTCATCAAAGTTGTTTGTGACAGGTACTGACAAAATTTTGTCACAGTTCACTTCTTCACCACAGCTTGGTTATTTTCTTCCGTATAAGGAGCATCTTGAGTCTTCTGGTTACTCGAATATCGGCACTCCCACCGTAACTTTTGAGGCGCCGAGTCACCCTAAGTATCACGCTTTCGATGAAGAAACGATTAAACTTAGCGATTACATAGACAGACCATTCCTGCTAAGAAAGATGATAGTGAAGGTCCCGGTTCAGCTTCACAGAAGACAAGACGTTGTGACATCAAGCTTCGACTCGGGACATCTTTGGGAGAAAGATGTCACAGCCAGAAAGGATCTTGACAACTACACTTTCTTTCTCTACAGACAGAGAAGATTAGGCAAATCAAAAGATTCTCTTGCAGATATCTCATCTTCAGTCAGATTTTTGATAGCCTCTTCATCTGTATGCGTCTACAACTCTAGTTCCTTTGGTCTTGCACAATCAGACGGCTTTTACGACAGGTTTGGGACCGGAACCCCCCTGTCACAAAGTTTCCAGGGTGGCTTGTTCACTTCTGCTTATCTGAGAGATATCATTTCGTACACCACTGGTAACAATATCGATGCTATCAGTGCAGCTGGCCTGAACAGGACAAGCTTTCCGATACACAATCCTACGCTTGCGGTTAACGCCGGCTTGTCTGCAAGTCTGAGGGCGGGCGGAGTAACATCGGAAAGATATCTTGCGCAAGGCGGAATAAAGCTGGTGTCTTATCCCTCTGTTGTTCTCGGGAATTATCCGAACTCAACACTCTTCCACGTCACAAGCTCTACCGGTCACATTTCTTCTTCATATTACGTGACAACGTCAGAGGGCGACAATTCAATCCTGAACAGACTCTACAACAGGTATCCATACACTGGTTCGTACTCTGACCTATCATCCTCAGCAAGACCGCCCATAACAACCATTGTACAGAATTTCTGGTACGGTGGAACTCGACAACCGCATTTTAGTGTAAGCGGCAAGTCGATTCCTCCACTCGGTAATCGTCTTGGTGTCATTACAGAAGATTCTTCTACTGTTTACAGCTTTAAGCCATTCATGCAGTATGAGAGAGACGAAAAGTTCTTCATTACAGAAGAAAGCTTGAAATTTCTTGAAAGCTACACTGAACCCACCTTTGACATTGAGGTCGGTCGTGTCGGCTTGTCATTGTTTGATGACAAATCAAACGTATTCAAGAATCCTTTCGACCTGTCAACGGACGGAAGAAGCTTGCCAGTCACACTAGCAGAAAATGCGAAGCCAAGGAAAGCGGGTGTTATTAAACGCTCAAACCTCATCAACTTTGATAATCAAGAAGACGAAGGAACAGTAGACTATGGTGGCTCAGAACTTACGATCGGCAACCTTTCTGGTTCATCTGTTGCTGAGCTTGTTGCCTCCCTAACTGTTGGGTACTCACCTGTTTCTGAGAACAAGGAGAAACAACTGCTGAGAGACTATGTTCTCATGCCGACCGATGAACTGGTCTTCGGGCTTGATGCTGGAGTGACTCCGCCACCTGATGTTGCGCCAATGTACGGCAATCCGAGACCGGATTACCAGGCTCCCGAACCTCCCCCTCTGTTCGGTGGTTCTTCTTTCAAGCTCTTCAGCGGAGGGGCAAAATCTGGCCCTGGCGGGGGTGTGCTGTCGCTTGGCGCAGGAAGGACATTCTCTGCTTCTCCTAAGATCACTAGCAATCTTGGGATTACACTCGGCGGACAAGGGGTGGTGGTCTCTGATGATAATCCGAACCAGGGTGGAACAAGAGACCTTGCTGGTATCAGCATCATCAAGGAGCCTGGTCTCGGTTCAACTACCGTAGCGGTTAACGGAAATTTTGGAACTTCAACGGGACAAATATTGGTGAATCTTGAAGGTTCACCAATAGACGAGTTCATGAAGATAGTCGGTTGGGAGGGACGACCCAGAGGCCGGTGGTTCCGTGATTACGGCAGCTTTATGCCTTCTTTCCCGTCTCCCATTGACCCATCTCCACGGCCCAACATCACCCCCTTTGTTGCTCCGATAATGCGAGAAACTCTTCCGCATTACTCTGGCAACTCGTATCTCCGAATCCTTCACGGAGAGGCTGAGATCATACTCATCGGTGAGTATCTTGCCGATAACATCGGTAAACAGGTCACTCGTGGAACTTTCTCAAGTGACTTCACGCAGACAGTAGGCGACAATTTTATCGTGGACAGGTTTGACAACGCCGAGGGAGACGCGTTCAGCGGCACGTACTTGGCGGATATCGTCACCGGTTCATTCTTCGGCGGTACAAGAGGAGTTGCCGCGGACGGGTCGTCAAGGACAACGGTCTCGGGCTCGAACGTCCGGAGGCTCGTGAAGATGAGCAGCGACACTGTGATCATCCACGACCTCTTCTTCAGCGGAGTGAACGAGTCACCCGCTACGGCATACAGGAATGCTCCACAACTCCCGAGCTTCACGCCCAGTGTCCTTGACCAGATCATAGGTGGAAGATCCTACGCCTCAGGCTCGTTCTTCAGGGGGCAGGCAGCTCTCAGGAGGAAGCCCTCGATCAAGGTTTCTGCACAGTTCAG